AAATACCCCCGATCATTTACGCTGACGCACAACTTGCAGCAGCGCAGGGTGACATGCCGATGGCGGAATTTCTTACAGCCTTGGAGTTCATTTCTCAGCGGCTTCTAAACAAAAAAGCGGGGATGCCTGAATAATGGCTGACATTCGAGCAATAGCGTCTACCGCGTTTGATTCCCCTCTCACATGGTTTGGCAACGTAGTCCCAGGGCCTGGCGATGTTGCATTTGCCAACGGGTTTTCGCCGCCAATTAGCACGGCTATTACTGTGCAGGCGTTAAGCAATGCTGCCGGTGGCGGCGCAGTAGCAGGTGGTTCTTTTCCGTTGCTCAATGGTGGCAATGTAACGTTTACTAATGCCTCGGGACTACTTGGATCTGCCCTTAATCCAGTCCTTACCACCGCAGGGCTTGGGTTAGGCCAGTCTGCCAGCATTTCCGGTCCGTCGATAGTTCCTGCGGTATCGAATGGAGTGGCCTGCAACCATAGCGGTAGTGGTAGTTTAACAATCACATCAAGCATTAACGCCAGCACAGGTCAGACTTCAAGTAGTGGGCTTGTTCAGCTAACCGGCGTGGGTACGTTAAACACAATAGGAACAAATACCGGACCACTCAACGTTAATGGTAACGCCGCTACAGGAGCCGTAGCAGTTTCGGGAAACGGGACTTACACGCACACTGGGCCAGTATTTGGCGGCACAACTACCACCGGGATTACTGCTGGTGTTTACATAACTGCGGCTTCCGCAAACGTGACTATTAACGGCGCTGTCACTGGCGGCGCTTCCGCTGTATTCACCAACACAGCCAGGTCGCCAGGTGTAGAAAATGCATCATCGTCAACTTTGACCATAAATGGTCAGTGCCAGTCGAGTGCAACTCAGCCGGCGATTGGGCCTGGCTCCATAAATCAAGTCACTCGCCTCTCTGGCCCGTTCCTATTAGGCGCCACTGGCAACATAAATTACAATCTGGCTGTCAAGTGGGGGGCCACAGCGGGAAGCCCAGCATCGTTTATGGAAGTGCCAAACTTCAACTTCACTACCAAGGTGTCCTGGTACACAGCAAACAACTACCCATCAAACGGATACCCATTACAATCCAATGTAGAGCTAGGGATTACATACGGCCCTAGCGGAGAATTTGTCGGCACGTCAGCCAGGCCAGTAACGGGGTCTGTTGCACTTGGTGTCGCGGTAGGCCAGGCCACCGGCACTGCAATTTTAACCATAGAGAACCTGCAATCAGCGCTTGCCAACAAAGCGACTGTCGATCAAGTCGCCGCGATTGTCCAGGGAGCGACGAGCGCATGACACGCAAAACAACGTTAGCCAACGCAGTTACAACCGTTGGACGGTTTAGCGCCGTAGCTGTATTGCTTTCCCTAGCGTTCCTAGGGCACAAATACAAAAACGACTGCCTTGCTGCCGGCGAAGATTTCGAGCAATGCTGGGAAAAGGGCTTGACGATAGCCGGGATGAATGCCGGGGGGCCAGTTAGCGCAGTTGCTATTGTCGGCTATCTTATCGGCCAGGCGAATAAAGAAAAGGAAAAAGCGGAAAAATATCAACAAGGCTTTTGGACCTTGAACCCAGCGCTAGATCGCAACAAAAAGCCCCAGGAGGCGTCTCCTGGGGCTGTGGATCAGGCTTCGGAAGTCTGATCGAGCAGGGGTGTTCCTGCCTGCTCAGTGGCGGCCCGCTTGCCCCGTGGGATAACGGCTTCGACGGTTCCCGTGGTGGTCAACAGGATCTGGCCATCGGCAGGATAGGAAACGGCGAACACCTCGCCAGCGACTGCGCCCACTCGATTAACGGCGAGCTGGCTGACCAGCAGCACGCCTTGACCAGTGACCCGAGCGCGAGTCTCGCCGGCATGGGATCGACCGCCACCGGAGGTAGATTCGCTCTCTTCGATGACGCCCGTAACCTTGAGCCATTCCTCATTGAAGGCAGACTTCTGGAATCGTTGCTGGCCGGTCCTGGTAATGGAAACATAGCCGGCATGAAAACCGATCGCGTTATGCTTCCAACCTTCGGCCTTCTTGGCGTTGTAGAAGTCCAGCAGCTCTTGGCCGACAAGGCGAGCGGGAAGCTCAGGGGCCTCTTCGGGAGCTTCGGGAGCTTCGGGAGCAACTTCGGCATCGGTGACTTGAGCATCGACTTGGGCATCGAGCAACTCTTCCAAGCCGTCGTCTTCGCCGGGCTCTTGGTAGTCGCCAGGCTCGCCGCCTGCGTCGTAATCAGTGTCAACAAGGTTTTCTTCGACAGCATCGGTAGGACCGACTTCAGTAATCTCGATCTCAGCCTCAGGGGCTTTCTTGGTGCGGGTTGCCATTGGAAGGAAAGGGATGAATGTGTGACCTGTGAAAGCGTAGCACGCTATCGAGCGTGCATCAATGGGCCAAGCGCGTTAAGTGCAGCCCCAAAGACCGGATGGCCGCCAGATGCCGCCTTTCTTTGGTGGTGAAGCGCAAGGCCACCGGCAAACTGAAGCCATCCCTGGTCAAGGTCAGGCCGATTCCAGGTTTTTTCGCTGACGCCATCGACGCTCAAGCCAAAATTGATCCCGCGCTCAACGCGCAGGCCGGCCACGGCTTCGACACCAAAAGCGTAAGACCCTTGTTGCATTTGCCAGCCACCGCGCACCTTAAAAGTAGACTCCCTCACCTTGCCGGCTTCGGCGTCAACTTTTGTAAGAAGTTCGCAGATACTAGCAAGAATCTTGTCATCAGGAGCGTAATCGCATAGGCGCTTATAGCGTTCAGCAAAATGCTCCGGCTGATTGGTCTTCCAATCACAAACGCTTAGAATCCCGTCAACTTCAGCAATAAGGTCAGGCGTAAAACCGTAGCAGCCGCCAGGGTGGATCATCGGCTCTTCGATGACATACACCTTGCCAATACGCGGCCTAACGTAGTCATACCAAAGAGAATGAATGATAGCAGCTTCCGTGTCTCTGTGAAAATCAGCGCTAATTTTCTCCTGCTCGAAAGAGCCAAGTGACAAGCCAACCATGTCATGCAGCCTTGTACCAATGTCTGCGCGGATGTCTCGAACTCGATCCATGAAATACTCGGCGCCCATATCGGTAAGCCCCTTGCGCATCAAGGATTGCTTCCAATGCTCTTTTGGAAAATCCTTGCCGCCAGCAAGCTCGATGATATGCGAAGACGATGGGACTTCGATCTGCTCCTGTGGAGTCCGATAAAAATACCGATGATCTTCGTCTCTAAAAAAAACTCCCGACTGAGCCGGGAGTAGTTGCAGTTCAGGCACCAGGATCAGAAGCCGGGGGGAAGTTGGGGGACAAGGCCAGCAGGTGGTTGGCCGTGGATCGCGCCAGGCATGGGCTGAACGGGTGCTGGAGGGGCAACGGGCATAGGCGCTTGAGGCTGTGCCGGGGGCTGCGCGTAACCCTGTGGAGCCTGCTGCTGATAGGCCGGCTGCGGTTGCGGCTGCTGGAACTGCTGAGGTTGCGCCTGAGGTTGTGTTGGCTGTGGCGCTTGCGCGTAACCCTGGGGAGCCGCCTGGGGCGGATAGCCCTGGGGCTGCTGTGGCTGTGCGTACTGAGGTTGCTGAGGCGCTTGTTGTTGGGGCGCTTGGGCATACCCCTGCGCAGCCTGTTGGCGTGCAAGGGCGCTATTTTGTGTCTCGGTCAAGGTCGAAACACTGCCGGACAGGCACGGCTTCTTGTCGCCGGGATTAACTGGTTGCAGGTAAAGCCCAACGTCGAGCTTAATGCACGGCTGGCCGTTGTAGTCAGTTTCGTACTGACCTGCGCTAAATGCAGCATTTGCTTCCTGTAGTAATTCCCAAGAAAGCTCAAACTTGCCTTTGTAGTCAGGCTGGTTTGCAGCGCTCTTGCGATCATTAACCCAAAAAGCGAGTCTGTTACGGGAAGCCATCAGGAAGGTTGCGAAAGGACGGGAAGAGGCTGGACGGGATTAACCATGCCAGGCGGCATGGTTGAAATGATTGGCCAACCCTGGGGTGTAGTGGCGTAATTGGGCGCCATCGGCGGCTGTGGTTGGTAGCCGGGGTGTGATGCCGGCTGCGGAAAGACCGCCTGAGGTTGTTGCACTTGCTGACCCGGTGCCGGCCAAGAGGCGGGAGCAGGCAAGCCAGGGAGTTGCGTTGATGGGGGCTTTTCGCCAGGGTAAACAACGCTGTTGCCATCATCGTCTGCCTCAGGGCAGATGCTTAGCAACGCAAACAAGTTGTAACGGACACCGTATTTGACATGCCCAGCCGTTTTGTGCATGGTGGTCATATCGTTTACGGGAAAATCCGAAGACAGCTCTTCCGAACCATCCTTGAATGCAAGGGTAGTTCGCATGACCCAGTTGCCTTGATCGCAAAGCATTTGCGAATAAATAACAATGCCCTGGTCAAGCAATGCTGGCTCAACTGCCCTAAGCAAGCCTGGCAGTCCCAGAAACTTTGACTTGAGGTAAGGGTTGTCGCTATCCTTGCTAAGATCGCCAAAGTCTGCTTTGGCAGCGGCGATTGCTTCGAGCAGGAAAGGTCTAGGAGGCGCAATGAGCGGGATTGGTGCAATAGGTTGCGCCATTGGTGGCGGCGCTTGCGTTGGCGGTGCTACCGCTTGCGGGGGAGCGGTTGAGGATCGTGTCATGGGGAAGCGTTCGGACTAAAAGAGTGTAGCATGAAGCGGGGCAAGTTAGCCAAGCGGTAAGTCGTTTGGCCCAAACTCGGAAAGCGAACTTTCAGATCCGGCTTGCGGTAGGTCAGGCGCTAACGGCTTCAAAGCGTAATTGCAAGCAAGGTCAACATTGCTAGGCCAATGATCGCCATTTTCGTCGCAGCGATCTTCGTCCAGCTCGCCTTCGGGATGCTTAACGTCAACCTGCGCAGCTTTATGGCTAACGGTAAACGCAAAAACGTCGCCTACGTCTTCAGACCATTCGCCTTCCTGTAAATGCTCTTGGATTACGTCCTCGGCCTCCAAGTCGCGCTCTTCAGTGGTTGCGTAAAACGTTAAGCCGTTGTAAGGGCAGGAAAGCCCAAAAATGTGATCCTTGTCTGGAGAGGTTTTCATGGAAAGAAAAAGTTTTTTCTGTTGGACACCCAAGCATTGCACGTTGACCCCTTCTTGTCAAGCCCCTTAATCTGGGAACCTCCCAAGCGCTACAAAAGTTTGCGTTTTACCTTTGACACGCCACTCGCCAAGCTCCATCGAAACCAGTTGATCCATTGCAGCCTTGACCTCGGACACCTTCATGTCTTTACGATGCTTAATCGGAACACAGCTCGAAAAGAAGCGCGATGCAGTAACGCCATCGTTCGCTTTTGCAAAGTTATGTATCCTTCTGTTAATATCGAAAGCGCCATGACGCTGCATCTGCGATTCTTGCTGCTCCACAATCGCGTAACTTTGTAACAAGTCAACCAAGATCACTGACCTAGCTAAAGTGTTTTTGGAAAGAAACAGCTCATCTACGCCCTCTTCGCCGGCAGCAACGCGGCATAGGTGCATGGCAAGCGCAACTTGCAGAACATAGCCGAGTCTTTTGCCTAGCACAGCTCTTTGCGATTCGAGCGCTACCATTTTTGACTTGTCGTAAGTGTCGCGTGATAACAGAACAAACAAATCAACCGCTTCCTTTTCAAGTCTTAAAACAAGCGGCGCTACCTCCATGCAGCGCAAATAAAAGTTCTCTAGGCATTGCTCAGCCATGTGTACTGCCATCAACTCTTCCGGCGAGCGAAAAAAGTTAGGCTCTACATAATCGTCAATCAATGGGACCATCAAACACCGAGCAAACAAGCCAGCGTCGTCGCCTTCTTCGACCATCTTGCGAAATACGCCAGGTTGAACACCGCCAAGCAACGCATTCTGGACCTTGCCTTCGACCGGCTTTGCCCTGCGGCCAACACGAAGCGATGGATCAACAATGCCATCGAATAAGCATAGGAATGTTTCCTTGCCCTTGCCCTTGCCATGGGCTTTGTATTCGTCAAAGTTGCCAAGAATGGACTTAATCTCTTCAGAATAAATGAAAGTCCCAAGGCCGACACTGTGATTGTCGCCTAAAATCCTGCCAAACTCTTCGGTCGAAAAGTTTGTAAGGCATGTCATAAATGGCCTAGGTTCTTCTGGGCGAACATTCTTGGCCATGCCACCGTACCTAGCGTCGTAAGCGGCTTGAGCATTGTCGCTCAAGAATTTGTAATGATTGTGTATAGGTTTCAGGCGAGAATAGCAAAGGTGCTGCATTATTGGACTCTTGCCACTGCCGGAAGGGCCAGACAAAAGCAGCCAAATCACCGGCTGTTTAACAAACAGCCCATCGCCTGCATCAACTCGATGGCCCGCCTTGAGCACGCCGGCAGCGGTGGTGAGCACAACAGATACAGCCGTTAGCGGATCGCAAGCGAGGTTGGCTGTTATCGTTTCAACAGCATTGCAAATCGACTCCGGCAAGTAGTCAGCTAGCCTAACGGCCTTGCGCTTATCTGCTATGCCTTGTCTTGCGACAATCGCAGCACTAGCGCCGAGAGCTTCGCTTTCTACCTGCCGGTCATCTTCAAGCGAATCCCAAACCCTTCTAACGTCAAACGTTGAGGCATCATGGGCGCTGGCAATATCCGCGATGCCGGCCTGAATATCAGCACTCGAACTTGGGCTGGTTTCGTAAAACTCTTGCAGGGCTTTCTTAATTGCGCCATAACTGACGCGATTAAGGTCTGGTAACTTTGCCCCTGATGCCCCCTTTATCGCAACCGCTATTAAAGAACTGAGTTGTTCTGGTGGCATATCATCAACGCTCCCGCCGTCTGGCACTTCATAGATTGACTCAGCAGGTATAATCCGTAAGTCAATCCCAGCCAGCTTGGCAGCGGCCAAGAATGATGCAGCCTTCTTTCTGCCAGGCGCATCATTGTCGGCAATGTAATAAACGGTCTTGATACCAACCGTAGCGAGTCCAGCATACCTGGCCCTGCAACTTGTTTCGTCTCGCTGGTGGCCGGGGTGTGTAATTGCGGCGATCCCGTTAGCGCGTAGAATCTCAACACACTTTTCTCCCTCTACCTCCAGCGCTGACGTACTGCCGTTTGGATCTAGCGATCCGTAGAAAGGCCAAGTATCAGGCCCAGACTCTGTATGCCAGCGCCCATTGAAGAAGAATTGTACTATAAATTTTTTCTTTTTATTGCCTTCATAATCGTAGCGAACCGTACGCAAGTCTTCCCTGTATTGATACGTTGTCGTCAGGCAGCTTCCTTCCTTGTCTACTGCCGGCACGGGGACTGTGGCTGGCTGTGGCTGGCAGGCTGGCAGCGCATGGCCACTGGCGTTCTCCTGCTCGACGTGGATCACGAATATGGCCGCATCACGGCTGTCATCCCTGGACTCTCCAGTGTAGGCCCATTGGCGGTCGCCGGCGCCGGTCAGTACCTGGCCCTTCCTTAGCCGCTGTGGAGGCCCCAGGCTCTTGCCGCGATGGCAAACAACCATCCCACCATCTTGCCGTGTCCGACAATCGCCGTCCTTTGTTCGACCGCAGATCGGGCAGGGGTTACGCTCGCTGGACTGGTTCCAACGCTCCATGCTAAAATTTCCTGGTTAGTGAGTTCTAAAGGGGTCGGAATTGCTTGGCGGCGTTCCGACCCCTTTTTTTGCGCCGCTCTGGTACGGCATGGTTCAGATTATGGCACACTCCCGCGCCAGGGCGTAGAATGGACAAGCATCGTAACAGGAACACCATGATTGGTCGCCTTGCTGATTGGACCGCCCTTGAACAAGCTAGCCAAATAATCCCGCCGCCTGGCAGGATGGAAGCAATAGCAGCTACACTGACGAGAACGGCAGCCAAAAAGGCAGCCGAATCCGCAGCCAAACTACCAAAAGGCAAATGAACGAAACAGTTGAGCAAGTCTGGATTATTCCAGGCGATCCAAGTGACATGGCACCATTGCCAGTGCTAAGAAGAAACGACGGCTTTTTCGCTGCCTATGATCGCAAAACGCAAACTTTTGGCCAGTTTGCTGGCATGAATTGGCAGGTTCCGCGTGACGACAAAGGAAACGTCTTCTATTGGCCCACCTTTGAAGAGTGCCGCGCTGCTATGCTTGCGGAACGTTCAGGGCTTCTTGAAGAACTGAACGCACAGTGCCGCCGGTTGGCGGCATCTATCGAGCACACACGCACTATCCCAACCGCCACTTTCCCAAATGTCCAGCGAGAAGTACGAGAAGAGCAAGAGCAGCAAGGGCAAGAAAAAGCCCAAGCCGAAAAAGTCCCCGATGCCGGCGAAAAAGTAAAACCGGCGCTTACTCAGCCGCCGTCGCGCAAGACTGGCGGCAAAGTCGATCCCAAAACCCCCATCGCCTAATCAATCATGCCCAAAGCACAAATTCGAGACGAACACCTGCCGTCTCCAGAAGTTTGCGACTGGTTGCTTTCCCTTGAGTGGAGCGAGCCCGGCAGCATCGGACTGAACACACCTGACTTTGAAGGCATCAGGGAGGACTCCTGCTATGCACGCACCGCAATCGGCGCCGATGAATGTATCGAGCTTCTGTTGCCAGCGGAAGCCTTAGAGTGTCTTGAGAAAGATGCGCAAGCCAGAATAGCGCACGCTCATTTTGAGCTACCATACGGCTAGGGCCAGGCGCTAGGCAAACACTTTAGGGCGAGCGTCATAAGCTCGCCTTTTTTGTGCTAAGATACCAAGGCCCACACAACAAGCGCACCATGAAACGACTTTTTGCATTTTTGATTAGCGGCTACTGGAACGAGCCCGAGCCCAAAAGACATGAGCACGAATGGGAAACTATTGGAATTACACGAGTTCACGAAAGGCTTGACGATGGCACGCTTACGGAGCTTCCAGTAAAGGCTATTTACATCCTGCACTGCAAAACCTGTGGCGACGTTAAAAGGGTAACCTGCGCTTGACATAGCGCCATGCTATTATGGCGATGACCCTCGCTTCATCGCCAATGAAGTCCATCCTTTCGCTTGACCTTGGCACCACAACTGGATGGGCGTTGCGAAGCCGCGATGGCTCGATTGTTTCAGGTAGCCAATCGTTTAAGCCGCAACGTTTTGAAGGCGGCGGGATGCGCAACCTTCGCTTTAATCGTTGGCTGTCAGAGGTTATATCTCCCGGCAGAAGCGCTAACCTTGTTGACATTATTGTGTTCGAGGAAGTTCGCAGCCACGCTGGCACCGACGCGGCTCAGATATATGGTGGCCTGATGGGTCAAGTTGAGGTACTGGGTGAAACAAAAAAGATTCCTTACGAAGGCGTGCCAGTTGGCACAATTAAGAAACACGCTACCGGCAAAGGCAACGCCAACAAGCTGATGATGATTACTGCCATGCAGGCACTTGGTCACAATCCGGTTGACGATAACGAAGCAGATGCTTTGGCGCTGCTTCGTTGGGCAATCGAGAGGTATTGAGTGATGACTGATTTAGCGCAAATCGTACAACTGCTTCATCAAATAGTGGACTTGCTTGCTGCTATGCTCACCTTGCTGCAGCATGATGCTGCCCAAGGTAAATCCGATCTCACAAGCGCGGTCAAGGCTGCAGGAGACGCGGCAATCACTTACAAACTTCTTTTCCCGCACTGAGCGATGGCCAAGCCACTAACCAAACAGTTTACAAGTCTGCAATTTGTGGTTCATGCTACAGTTCAAGAGCATTCAGTTGACTTTGTTGCTTACGACATCGAAGGCTTTTTTAATGCGCGTTTAGATGCGCCTGTAATTAACGAGTCAGAGCCTTATCTTCATGGCAACGTAAAATGGGACGGCTGCAGCAACTGGTACTTCGACGAACAGGACAGAGTGATGCTACATGGCTGCCAAAGAAGCGACCTAACGCGCTTTGGCGAGGTGATGGCAGCGTGTTGGGACTGGGCGTCCGAGCTTCTGGAGCCAACCTGGCAAGGCTCTTGACCTATTCTTTATACTTTCCTTTTTCCGCTCAATTCTGGCCGCAGCCATGACCAATTCACGCCTGACGTTTGGTGAAATGACGATCCTGGGCGAGTTGGCGATCTGGCCGCCAGGCTGTGACCCTGCTGACCATCTGACCCTGAAAATGGCGCTTGCCCTTGGTCAGCCACCACATGGGACCGACCAGCTACCGCCACCATTCGCCACCCTGCCGGTGTTGTTCGACGGGCAGGAAATCGGCCAAATGTTAAGAATCCAATACGTTCCCGCCTACGACCTGCATGAAGTGAGTTACGAGTTTCGTTCGACAAGCGGTAGAACGCGAATCGTTTGCGATGATCGAGACGGAGTGTTAGAACGGCTTGAACAGGTGCTACAATTAACGAGTTGACCTTCAACCCAACACGCCATGCAAGCACCAGCACCCAACGCAGCACCAGCACCAGCTAAGCCGCCAAAAACCATCGGTGAGCTAGCTGCCAGGTTAATGTTTTTGCAGAATACAGAGAAACAGATTGAAAAGGAAATCAAGGAAATCAAGGAAGAGTGCGAGTTACGATACTCAAGCAGTGAATTTGCCACAAAAACCGATATAAACATGAAGTTTAGCGACGAAAGCACCAAAAAAGTGCGCCTTAGCCGTCAAGGGACTGGCACTTATTTTAAGCCAAATGAAGAATACAAGGAAGAATTTGATAGCCTAAGGCGCCAGATCGAGGGACTGTTCCTTGATGCCGGCAAGGCAGAAATGGCCGAGAAAGCCCATACCTGGAAAGCGCAGGTTGTGAAATGAGTAACACTATCGGCACAAACGAGAGGCTTCGTCCAGGCACCGAGGCAAACAAATGAGCGACATTGCTGCCCCACCTAGAATTATTGGCAGGTCATGTGGCTGGGAGGTTGGCTCCAGGCTTTATACAAAAGACGGCAGAAAATGTGGTAACGCAGTGATTGTTGAGCCGGTCTTTTTAGTATTAAAGCGCTCCCACGCCTGGATCGTTGTCACTGACGCAGGCACCGAAATGACCGCTACATACAACGACCTTAACGAACTATTCCATCCTCCCGAATGGAGAATGGACCCACGAACAGCGCCTGGTTATGTTAAGTGGATGCTTAACCGAAACAGGCCAACGTATGGCGAGCATGTATAATATCCCCATAACTACCTGCATCAATGTTTGACCTTAGGGGATACCAAAACCCGTTAGTGCGCGAAACTATCACGCACATGAACGAAGGCGGGGCGCCTTGTTTGGTATCCCCTACTGGCAGCGGCAAAACAGTAATGATGGCCGAAATTGCACGGCTCTACCGTTCATGGGGCTATCCAGTTGTGCTAGCTGCGCATCGTAACGAGATAATTAAACAGCTTGCTAAGTCATGCCGCAGTCATTGTAACGAGTCGGTCGGCTTTTATACCGCCAAACGTGCAACGGAAGACAAAGGTATCATGGTAACGATGATGCCAACACTTGCTAGAAGGCGTGATGCAATCTCTACCTTTCGTGGCAGAGTATTGCTTCTGGATGAATGCCATCATATTCAAGCAAAGACATACCAAGAGATCATTCGTGCAATGCAGCCAGCATTCTTTGCCGGTGCAAGTGCCACGCCAATTACTCCCACTGGTGCCGGTCTTGGCAGGTTTGGCATCACCAAGCTAATCCTGGGACCGCAGCCTAAACAGCTAATGGACGAAGGTTCATTATGTAAATACAAAATGTTTGGCGGTGATACTGCTGTAGTCGATACAGAAGGTGTCACCATAAGAGGCGGAGACTTTAAGAAAGAAGAGATTGAAGAGCGCATCGTTAATGTGCAAGGCGATTTCCTGCGCGACCTGCTGCACTTTAATCCAGACTTGCAGCCTACAATTACAGTTACCGTCAGCGTAGAACACGCACACAAAATAGCCGCTGAGTACAACGCGCAAGGTGTTAGCGCTGAAGTTATTATCGGCACTACTTCAGAGCGCGACAGAGACTATGCTTTTGAGCGCTTTACTGCCGGCAAGTTACAGGTAATTGTATCAGTCGCCTTGATTGATGAAGGCTTAGACTTGCCGGCAGCAACGTGCCTGCAACTAATCAGACCAACACGCTCCCTGCGCTTATGGAAACAGTTAATTGGCAGAGTATTGCGCACTGATCCATCTAATCCAGATAAGATAGCGCTGATTATTGACCATGGCAACTGTTGGGAGCGTCTACCATTACCCCATGAACCTATCGACTGGACGTTAGAAGGCAAGGTTAAGTTTAAGAAGACCAAGTTTCACCTTAACGAAAACAAGGAAGTGGTTGAAAAGCCAGAAAAACAAGAGCGAGTTACACTAGCCAAAGGTGACAGGAGAGAGTTAAAAGAGTTGTCCATTGAAGAGATATACGCAGAAAGAATTAAAAAGCGTGTTAAAGGTGCCAATCGTAACCTGCACCTTGTCGAGCGCAAAGGTTGGAGTCCGGTGATCCTTGACGCATTCGCCAGCTCCCCAGAGGGGCTTAGCAACGACCAGCGCCGCCGCATCGAGCGTGCCATGAGCTTGCCTTATGGCCACTGCGGCGAAGCGGAGCTATGTTACTAAATGTTAAGAGATTGAAACACAGCGCAGCAAGGGTCAGCCAACACGCTATGCTTACATTGTTCAACCAACAACGAACCGCCCCATGAACAAGGACGACCGCATTATGATCGCTCTTTATATTGCGATGATAGTGTTTGTTCTTTCTCTGCCTATTTTCTCAGCACATCAAGAAGCTGCGGCCTACAACCGAATCACCAATGGCCCCCACGTAACCGCATGGGACGCGCTTTGGTTAGAGCTTCGAGTGGAGGCTTGTAACGGCCCGCGCTAGTCCACCTTTTTGCACCAACCACCCTTTCGCCAATCGCCCCATGATTGAAGTTCTTAAATGCTTAGCATTCCTGACAGGGTTTCTTGGCCTGTCAGCTTGTGTTATTGTTTTTGTCGAGAGTACACTTAACCGACAATGACACGCTTTCTCGCCGTTATTCTTGCTATCCTAATGGCGGCGAGCTTGCTTGGCAGGAGCAACCTGCCTCAACGCTTCACTGAACACTTATCCAATTCCTGTTTTTGCCAAAAATGACGACCTTCGATCCTAACAGTATTACGCCATCCGATGACTTTATGCGGGGGCTAATTAGCAGAACAAATTACAGAGACGCTTGTATATTAAGCGCTCGCTGGGGCGCCGAGCAGGCCGTCTATGCGCTTAAGCACCAATGGCCAGAGCCTTTAATGAGGCCCGTAACCAAGGAAGACGCAGACGCTGACGGAGCTGTGCAGCGTGTTGAAAAGGGTAGATGGACTTATTGCCACTGGCGAGACATTGAAGAAACGAGTATTCCCTGGCTCCATACCCCCATCTGGGAGCCCAAGCCCGAACCAACGCTAAAGGTACAAGCTCTAAACATCCTGGAGGATAGCATAGGCAACACCAGGGGAGACGGATGGGCAAAGATTAGCCCAGATAACGTCAGAAAGCTGCGCGAGGCTTTGCTCTCCATTCCCAGCGATGCAGTCGGAGAGGTTCGCCTTCGCACAGGCAGCGAGAATGCGTTTCACATCACATGGAAAGAATGATGGAGCGCTTTAATCTTTGGCTAACTGATCCAGCAGGCTCAAAGATCCTTTGTCACGGAGATCAATCCGATATGGAAGAGCTTGCTGCGATCCTTCTCGATCTTGAAACTGCTTTAGTCGCTACTTTTAGGGTCGAAGTTCGACCTGACAGACGCTTAACTGACTCACCGCGAGAAGACCCATGAACAGGCTAAGTTTTGACAATTTTCTGAAATCGTTTCTCAGGCTACGAGGTAAGAATCGACTGGCCCGAAAACAGCGATGGTTTTTCTATGCAGCCACACTCTGGGCAGAAAGCCAAGGTCAAACGTACATAAACGGAACAATCTCTTTTGACTTTGACAGCTTTGACCCGCTAACCTGCGTAGATTTACTCACGGGATACATCGCCAAGCGATCTGGCTGCCGAGTCAACCATATTCATGTCACCGCACTTACGCCGCTGGAGATCCCGCCCCCATGAACAAGCGCAGCATGGTAGTAGCCGTGCTATTATTGCTTAGCGGTTCTACCGCCGTCCTACATGCTTCCGCTATTCTTTTTCTTTCCGCAATCTTACTCCTTCTACCATGGAAAAAACTTTTAACTTTGACAACATTCCAGATGAGACAACGCTAGAGGCAGAACTTAAGGATCTGCGGTTCCCCCTTACCGTTGAGATCCGGCAGGGTTGTTGGCGGGCGACCCGTTGCCCTAATGGGTCGCATTATCCCGTCAATGAAATACTAGACCCTGACAGCCTTTATGAACTTAACGCTTTACTCGAAAATGGCAAGGCCGATGGTTGGTTGAAAGATCAAGCAATGGTGATGATCTGCGAAGAGTGGGAAGAGGAGGATTTAGGTCCAGAGCCTAGCTTGAGCGCAGCAGAGCGTAATCCATCTATGGTGGGCAAGTAAATGGATCATCCTGAGCTGACCGGCACGATTGGCAGGCTTGCGTGGCCCCAGACGATAGGCGGCTGGAGTCTAATGGGACCAGCAAACAACCTTGGCGCCTGGCGCTGGTACAAGCGAACCGTCTATCAAGATGGCCACCCGGCCAAACAGGGTGGCTACCCAATCGAACAGGAAGTTAAAATGGATAGCCAATTACAGCCAATGTGGGAAAGCCTAGTGGAGTGGGACGGCATCTAATGACAGCATTACCACCAATCGCGCTACTTCAGTCTCTATTTCACTACAACCAAGTAGATGGGACTATAACCTACCTTCAGCAGCGTGGCCCCAAGAAGCCTGGCGATTTAGCCGATAGCACACGCAATGGCCTGCCTGTTGTCTACATTCACGGCAAAGAGTACAAGGCCGCCAATGTTGCCTGGGCGCTTCATTATGGCGAGTGGCCATACGGCTTCTATGTTGAGTGCCGCGACAAGAATCCATGCAATTTGGCCTGGGATAACCTAAAGGCAACACACGTCAAGCCGATCTACCGCAATCCCCTGGGCCGGCGAGCCAAGCGGCCTGGCTGGCTCAAGAAAGACCTGAGGCGCAATCGGGTGACCGGCGAATGGACAGCCCGGTACGATGGCGCCCTGTTGCCAGGCATTTTCCTGACGCAGGCAGAGGCGGCAGCGGCAAGACGGCTGGCGGCGCGGGAAGACGCAGCCGATGGCTAACCTAATCGCGCATGACACTAAGATCAGAGAGTTAAGACTTAAGCGCTTAACATTCAAAAGGGTTAGGATCAATCAAGTATTCTACTACAGCTATCGCTGGTATCAGAAAATATCGAGATACATGGCGATAACAGCAGATACTATCGAGAATGACAGGATACGGTTTAAGGAAGCTGCCATGGTACGGGTCATGGATGAAACCGCAGCATCTGCAAGAACTGCTGGTGGCATGTCATTTGAAGAGTTTATCCAAAATGCCGCTTTATGACAAACGGCATGTTACGTTAGCCTGCAACAAACCACCCTTTCGCCAGCCACCACAATGAACGTTTCGCAGTTGATTGGGATTCTTCAAACCTACTCACCAGATATGCGTGTTATTATTGACGGCTACGAATATGGCTACGAAGATGTTAAAGAGGAAAGAATAAAGCCAGTATTCATTGTGCTAGACGCGCATGGGCCAGAGTCCTGTGTAAATGGTCCACACTCCGACGATGACGGAAGAGACGAAGGAATCAAGGAGTTGGCGTTACTTATTGAACGTTGTTCATAGTGCAAGCGCAACGCCGATTTGTGACAAACTGTTAAGCATCCAACACTGAGCTTGGTATGTTGGTGCTTGGATGCTGTATAGTTACTTTGTTCAAGCAACCCAAGCCGCCATGGCATTTTCGCCATCCTGCCTGTTCAAATGCTGCACGAAGAGTAACACCCTACAAACTGTTAAGCACTTTCAGCCGGACCTAGCAAGTCCGGCTTTTTTCATGCTATGATTACTTTGTCCAAACGACACCGGCAACAAGCCGAACCCCCACATGGAACCAACCGCTTCGATCATTGATCTTGAGTCAGTTGCGCCAGAGAATCGCCGCGATACCTTTGCCCGCCATGCTGCGGAGCATATTCGGGCGCAAGAGTTTGGCGCAGTAGTCGAACAAATTGTCGCAGATTCTGAGCTGCGGCCAGCCGATGGCGAATCAGATAGTGACTTTATGGAGCGTCTTCACGATGCCAGCGTTTTGAAGTGCTACTCTCCACTGAAAGATACGCCATTCACGCTATTTTATCTGTACAATAAGCCGTTAATCGGCTTTCTGCCGCCAGGTATTGACGGCAAACAGATAGCCGACGACGCAAGCGCAATGACTATAACCATTAACGTGGTTCAGGCTGATCGGATGCCACAATGGGGCGATTCGGATGGCGTGAAAAAGCTCTTTACCTCGTTCATGCTTTCTAAGTTGCTAGGCGGCAAGGGTTGAGCCACCTTACAAACTGTTAAGCGTTTATGGGCTGGCGTACTGCGCTGGCCCATTTTTGTGTTATGCTTAATTTGCCCAAACGACACAGGCCGATGAACCCCGTTGCAGAGACAAGCGTTCGCAAAGTCAAACAAATGCGTGCCGCCTGGCCTTCCATGACTCGCCGCCAGAGGCGTGCTGGGGCTCGCTGGTGGTGGCGCAACTGCCAGCGTACCGCCGATAGCTGGCCTGAGCAGTGGCGAGCAATCAACGCAAACAGCGGTGTGGTCGCTGGCCTGACCAGGCTTCACAACCCTGCCCCGGTTGAAAGCATTTAAGCCACCTTACAAACTGTTAAGCGTTTATGGGCGAGCCTAGCAAGCTCGCTTTTTTATGTGCTATGCTTAATTTGTTCAAACGACAAAAGCCAATGTTTTACGTCATCGCTGAAGCACGCTTAAGCGGCGGAAGGCTTCGCAGTATGTACGTTCGCTATGCAAGCGACACTTCTGTTGGCGGGCATATTCTTTGGACAGCAAACGCTGAGCGATCATATAGCAAGCGTGATGCTAGTGCGTTACTTGCTTCTGTTGCGCGTGAATCTCCTGAATGGGGTTTTAGATTGCAACCTGTCTAATCCTTCACTTACATTCGATTCTCAACCCACCATTCCGCCGGCAAGCAAGCCGGATCATCCAATGACACTTTATGAAGAGCTTACTGCTGCTGGCTGCGAAGTCGGCAATAGCAGATCAAACCTGCATGTTAAGTGCAGCGATAAAGCTGAGACGATAATCCTCTACCATTGCCTGCTGCCTAACAGCAATTTGACATATAGCCAATTTCGTTCAAACATTGACAAGAGCTTATGGTATGAAGTGCCATTCGCTTATGATCCGTTCTGGAAGTAGCCGGCAAGGTAAATCATGGGGGCTGGGGCTTTCGAGTCCCAGCTTTCTCATTGGATTCTCAACCTGGACAGATCAGGCTGGCTTATGGTCATTTTGGGGGCCTGCATCGAGTAGTGATCTATTCAAAAGCCTTGCGGCGCAACGATCTATAAGGAAAAAGGTGTCGAGGAGATAAACCTGCATTTTTAGCAACATATTCAAAAGCCTTGCGGCGCAACGATCCGTGGGAAAAACGCAAAAGGAGACAGAACGCCTAATAGAAAAGGTGGGGGAAACAGGTATCAGGGTGATACAGTCTCACTATGAGTCTCATGAGACTGTAGAAAAAGAGAAAAAAAGTATTTTCTTCTATTCTCTCTACCTCTACCAGCTCCCATCAGGCTTTTGGGCCTGTTACTGAAAATGCAGGCGATTATCCGCCATAAGTCAAGCCTATAAGACCATTTTCTTCCTGCCGGCAAGATAAAAGCATGAAAGTATGTCGCGTTGTAGTATTGTGCAACTACAGATAAACGCAAAATGGATTCGTCTCTTTCTCGCATTAACCCCACTCCCATTCACTGCCGGCCAGACAGCGAAAGATTGTTGCGCACACATAATGTTTGGCAGGCATCTTGGGACCAAAGCAGCGAGCAAGAAGAAGCGCCAGATTTAGAAGCATTAACAAGAGAGGCATTCAGTTATTATGCCTCTGGCTTGTTGCCGGTTCAGGTTAGATGGAAGCTGGCAGAGGCGCATTCATACCTGACCAACGCCACCCTGACTCGCATTCAGCGCCGCGCTGAGCGTGCCCTGATGGCCGCTGAGAGCGCCCCGCCAGAGCTGCGTAGGGCCATGGTGGCTGCGACCCGCCAGACAGCCATTCAGGGGGCCATCAGGACGGGCGAATGGGGCATGGCGCTGAAAGGGCTTGAAAGGGCGGGCGAGATCGCTGGGGAGATGCGTGAGAGCGCTGGCCTGAGCGAGGAGGATCTGGTGCTGACCGTCTCGGTCGAGCAGCCTGTACTCCCTGCCGGTGAGTCTCAGCCAGTCTCAGATGAGACAACGGCCAGTCTCACCGATGAGACGGTTGAGATTGAGACTGAGACTTGTTGAGAACCCTTGCGGCGCAATGAGTCTCAAGTGAGACGGCCATTCATGCAACTAAATGTTAAGCATTCATAGGCGCTGGCCTTGTTAGCGTGGTATTGTATGGGAGTCATTCATTCAAGAGGCATTCATGGCCGCCACCGCAACCAAAGGTGCCCAGGTTCTGGCATTCAATGAGCGTGTATTCTTTGTGCCGAAAGAATCGCAGATTGTAGATTCGCTATTCAGGGGACCGACAACTGCTAGCGGAACATTTAAGTTGCGGAAAAACGGAATTATGTTTTACGACCTAAAAGGCCACGAAACAGTATTCCTAGCGGCAAACCAACATTCTGAACCTTTCCTAGTATCTTGCGGCCGGGAGTTAATGAAAAACGGCAAAACACGCACAAGATACATGAATGCCCTTTGTGCGATTGACGAGTTATGGCTCGATCTGCGCGGCGCTTCATGGTCGGAACTGGCCGGATTATCGCGGCGCTTGTGGGCAGAGGCTAACGTTTCCACCGTTACAAACTGTTAAGCGTCAATCCCCTAGTGTGCCATTCATGCGCTATTGTATGGGAGTCATTCATTCAGAGGCATTCATGGCTAAATCCTTCCCTAACATTGATAAAAGCGGCTTTCGCCGCGGCGAATATGTAGGCTATGGTGGCCGACATGCTTGGCGCATAACTAAAATGAACCCTAATAAATCAAAGTACAAATGGCTTGCACAAACAGTTGGCGGCCAATGTTTCTATAAGCCAACATTGGCAGAAGTAAGCAAAGAATTAGCAAGACTTGACAATACTGCCATTGTTGCTAATTGTTAAGCGTCCAACCACTGGCGCTTAACAACCATGCTACTATTAACAAGCAAACCACGCACCGCCCACCATGGCCACACTTGCAGACCTCCTGGCTTATTGCAGACAACAGGCTAGAATTGAGCGATGCGACCATACTGCTGCTAGCTGGGGGCAGGCGGTATATGCTCGCAATCAAGCCCTAAGCCTCACTCGTAAAGAGTTTGGCGCCAGACTTAACAGGGGCACAGAAGAGCTAATTCCAGGCAACTATGAAAGGTTGACTATTCATGCTGACGGTACGCCAGAATACACTGTCGGCCAATACGCACCAACTGAGATATACGATTACCTACATTTTTATCTCCGCCAAACTAACGCAGTTTAGCATTCATTCATCCTCCCAATGTTTGACCTAATTCTCGGCCCAGTAATTATCACAAAATACTGCTGTGCTACCGACAGCAAAGAGTCCCGTATTTTGGCAAAACACAAAAGGGACAATGATGTAACTTGGCGCTGTTATCTTAATGTTGACAATGCCTTAAGCGATGAGGAAAACCACTTAAAAGCTGCCGAAAAATTACTGGCATCCTGGCCCTATGAGAACAGCTTGAAAATAGTTGGCAGGGGCCATGATGCTAGTAATTATTTTTTCCTTTGTCAGTCTGCCTAGCATTCATTTGTGGCAATCTCTCATGAAAAGCACAACGAAATCAGGGCTAAGAATCACTTTTGCCCCATTCTGGCTTGTATGGCACAAGCCAGGCGATGGCGGCCCCGAACAGTTCCCGCACATTTTGACGGATCGCCCACGAAACAATAACGCTAAACCGCTGTCTGAGAGTGAAGCTATAGAAATATGGCAAAACAGGTGTTGTAATGATTGTACTGCAAGCGAGGATGCTAGAGAGTATTTGCTATACTTAATTGACCACCGCGCCAACCTTGCAAACTGTTAAGCGTCCAAGATCCTGCCATGCTAGGGCATGGTAGGATATGCAAGCACCAAAGCAAACAAGCACCATGCCCCTTTACAGAATCGACCGCTACGAAACCAACCCACATGATTCTCAACAACAACTAGGATATACCGAATGGATAGGTGGGTCAACCCTGGCTAATGTCAAGGGTGCCATAGTGTCTGGCACTACAGAACGTCGCGCTGCCAGAATAACGGGCGAAGCGTTACATGCCTTTGCCTTACCTGCCCGTGCTAGCATTAACGGCAAAACCGTTAATGGCGCTTTGTCCTGTAACAATGATGGGGTTTATATCTTCCACCCTTGGAATAAAGATTGATCTTAATTTTTATCATCCCATCGCCTTAACCCAATGACAATCATCCGTTATTATTCCAGTTTTAAGAAGTCAGCGGGCTACGTTTTTCCCGTTACTGCCGAAGTTGTTACAGCAGAATCATGTGAAAGCGGTGATGCCGAGCAAAGGGGATACATTGACTCACTGGGTAACTGGAAGGACGAGCAGGATTGCTGGGATCTTAGGACTTTGCTAGACAGGTTGCCGTCTGGCAGATGGGAGGGTGACGGTAGTAGTGTTCCTAAGTGGATAACATTAGAATGTAATTCTGATGGCTGGCTTAGTCCATTGTGGCAAGATGTTAGCGCTGACATAGGTGACGTGTTGTCGGTAGGGTTTAGCGTGCACCAGCCACCGCAACTATCAGATGCAAGCTGGCTGAGGGTTTGCAAGATATTAGGCTGGAAACGTTAATCACTATCACTCTCCAATTATCCCATCATCCCATCATCATGCCTAAACTACCAACAATCAAAGAATTGTCTGAATTGATTAAGTCGATTAAGCCAGAGATATGCGATGAGTATAAAGAAGCAGGCGATGATTTACCTAGGATTGACTTAACCTGCGGAATCAATGAAATAGGAGAATGGAGTTATCAGACAGGCGATAATTCTTACACTGGCGGAGCCTATCACTACCCTCACTGGGCAGTTGTTAGCATATATCGACGCAGTAACAGCAGGGAGCTTGCCAAAGAGATTAGGGAACAATGGCTAGACTTGCTTGCATCTTGCGCCTAGCCAGCCACCTTGCTAACTGTTACGGGCCAGATGCGAAGCGTAGCATCTGGCCCTAGAATGAACAGGCAAACACACAAGGGCGAAGCCCTCTCCAAACATGGCTACCTTCATTGCTACATTCTCCCAAGCTTGGGGGCCAATCGACGGTTATGGTTTTGAGAAAGAAATAACAGACAGCGGAATAGTGAACTATGCGCAAGCTTTGGCGCGTGGTAAAGAAATGGAAGCAGATGCGGCTTCCCAGGGGAGGCCGGATATTAAGCTGCGTACCGTAAGATTTAAGTAATTACTCTAGTGTCAGATGCGAAGCGTAGCATCTGACCCCAAAATGAACAACCCAACGAAACCCAACCCGTGGCACGCTCTACCTTGTTTGTCGGATTCTGCGCTTATTTAGTTACCGGAACTATCACTGTGTCGTTCCTTAGTTCTTTAGCTGACAAGTTCAAACAGTTTCCTATTACAACACAAACAGAATTGATTAAGTATAACTAGCATTATCACTTTCCAATCCTTCCCCTCGCAACTATCGCAATGTCCGCTTTCATCGCCTTGTTCGCTGACGGTTACAGGCGAACAATCGCCCACCCCCAAATTAAGACCTTGGAACAAGCAAACAAATATGCCAAGGATCTTGAATTATGGTTTTCTAAGGGTAACTATCATAACAGAATACTAGAGTCGGTAAGGCCTAAATAATCACTCCCAATCCTTCCCCGGTTTGTTATGCTTACCGGGGGCAGGGTTGCGGTTTTCGCATAGCGGGGAGGGGGTGCCCATACCTCTCCCATCTCGCACCAGTATTCTCCCAATATAATATCCCGCCCCAACATTCTCCCAAACAATATGCCCACATACAAAAATACGCCAGCGTACAAGCTAGCGTATAAGTTGGCGTACATGCAACCGGGGCAGGGGTTGCGTTTATGGCTCAATAAACTCAATGTCATCCCCAAGCGGCAGGGGCTGCACTTCTTCTCTCTGTGTCAAATTGTAAGCCTGCGCCAAAAGTAGCACGCCAACAGCGTGGCACGTACCAGCAGCATGTACAGCAGAAAGATCAGTCTTCATGCACTCAGCAAGAATCCTTTGCATTAGATCCTCTTCGGGGTCCGGGTGAACATCCTGCTGAGGCTTTGGCGTTAGAACTTCATCCATGGTGGTCTGTTGGGTTGGGTGGTCATCGGAAGCCGGGTGGCGTCAATCATGGGCAGCGACCCGAATCAACGGCCTCACGCTCTGGATTTGAAAGGAATGGAGCATCATTCCCGCTGTGTTGCTTGTAGGCAGCACCTAATGCCAACCGCATGGCCGGTTGATCCAAAAGGAAACGGAAAGTAGCGGTGCAGTCAATACCAGAATTCACCAGTTGATCGGGTACACCAAACGAATGTAGAAAATCAAAATCAGTTGTACTTTGAAGGTTAAACGCGACGCACGGGAAACGCTCAGCTACGTCGCCCAAGGCGCGGAACATCGCCACAGGGTTGATTTGGTTGTAGCTGTAAGGCTTTGCCATGGGTGTTGAGCAAGGAAGTGGTCAGCCCTTTGCTGATTACCCATCAATCATAGCACAATCATCGCAGCGTCAGCGTTTTGCGAGCAACAAGTCGCGTAATCCCCTTGGGGTCCACGACAACAACGCCAGCCGTTGCAGAAGATGGTAACAGTTTGTAGGAATATGGCAGTTTCCAGCCAATCTCGCCGTTGTGCCGGACCATCGTGAACTCGCGGGGGCGTTCCATGGCTTAATCATACCTCATCCCTTGCCGGCAAGCAACGTGATAGAATGACACCGCAACCGTCACTGCATCAAAAGGTTAAAGTTATGGCAAACCTTAAAGAAACACTGGAACAACGCGGCAAGCGTTACGGCAAGTTTACGGATCACGCTCAAGTCACGCAAGACCTAAAGCGAGTCGTCGCCGCCCATTTACAAGGAGGCCGCCCGCACATGGCAGCAGATCAACGGGAGGCGCTGGATATGATTTTCCACAAAATAGGTCGCATTGTCTGCGGTGATCCTGACTACGGCGATAGCTGGCACGATATTGCCGGTTACGCCAAGTTGGTGGAAGATCGGCTTTACGCTGATAAGGGCCTTGGCCTGTAGACAGTAATGGGCAAACGAGTCGTCTTGGCTGAATGCGTAAGCCCAGGCTGCGGTTCCCTTGACGTAACCATCATAGAAACACGCATGACAGCGTGCGGCAGTCGCGCAAGACGGCGGCGTTGCGCTTGCTGCGGCCACCTGTGGTACACCGTGCAGCCGCCTGAAGAGCAAGTCGAGAACTGGCGGCTGATCTGGACGAAGAAAGGGCCAGTCACACTGGAGCCACTAGCAGAATCGCCAGAAAAAGGCAAAATATAGAGAATTAGTAGACTCTGTGGGTAGTAACAGTACCCGATTCGCCTTTTGCAAGGTTAAATTTACCCAGACATAAATACCCAAAGGCGTCGAAAGCATGATCGACGCCAAGTTTTTTGTTTGGCATTCTTGTACCTTCGGCGTAACCTAGTGTACGAAACGACTTTATCAGCTCCCGGCAACGTGGGTGAATCTTGGTATGCACTTCCCCGTCTGCTGTGCGCAATGCTGCGTTTACGGATCGAATCTTGTCAGCGGTGTTATAGGGCGCTTCAGGGGCAAAAACAGTAATGCCAGCCTTCCTAAGAATCTGGTGATCGCTAACACCAACGCCAGACGTTTGCTTTCTTTTGCCGGTCGGATCAGGGCAAGCAATAATGCGGCGGCGAGTATCCGCGTCTTCGCTTGCCCAGCATTCGCCACCATATAGATCAATTAGCACGTCTGCCATGTCCCATGTATTGGCGCCCTTTAGGTTTAGTTCATTAAAAATTCGCAATTCTACAGCTCTGCCGTTTACCTTAACAATGTTTGCGCAAATAGCAGTAAGCGGATCGTTGTTAAAGTCCATTCCAACATATAGCGGCAACCTTGGATCGTCTTCAATCGTTGAGTCGATATTATCCATCGAGAAACATGACACCACAAGACCCGTATTTGATAGTATCCTTGCTTCGTACTCGCGCTCGAACACTTCAGGCGCTAGCGTTCTTTTGGCTTCCGCAATCTCGGATGCTGGAATGTTGCCGCCTTGCAAGGATGTGTACTCATATAATGACCATTGCTTAGGGTCAAGCCTTTCTAGGCCAGGATCGGCCATGTCAGCATTCTGTAGAAGCAAGATTGTTTCGTAGAACCAACCTGCGGTGCCTTCAGGCGAAGGAGTGGTAGTAAAAAGCGCCCAGCCGTTGCGGTCAGAAAGTGCAGGGCGGATAACTGATCTCCATGTATATTCTGTCTGAAAAGCGCATTCGTCTAAATTTACTCCGCTTAATGCAGGACCGCGCAAAGCATCTGGATCTTCAGAGCCCTTGAGATAGATGCAAGATCCGTTAATCAAATCTATTCTAAGGTTTGATTCGTTTTTCTTTCTTATCCAGCGTTCTGGAATAATACTCTTGTAAGTATCCCAAGCGATCTCTTTTGCCATCCGATACGTTGGCGCAACATAATAGTAATTGCCCTTGCGCTCACTAGCGCCGCGCAGCATTTCGATTGCCCCTAGCACCGTCTTTCCACCACGCCGGCCAGCTAAGACAACACGAAAACGGCGTCGATCATTAAAAATCATCCCCTGCATTGGCCGCAGAGAAAGCCGGTTTTTACCTACTACAATGTCGCCACTTGGGCGAAGCCCCGTGGGGGCAGTGGCAGCGGCAGTCGTCACAAAATTACATCATCGCAGCCTCAAACTCTACCTTGAATGCCTGCCTAGAAAGCGTTTTACGCGCTTCCTCAACATTACCATCTGAGATATTTTCTCCCCGTGAGCTGCCATGGTGATAAATAGGTTGCAACTTATAGCCTATACTGTCGTAGCAGGGGCCAAGGCTTCCGTCCTGCCTAGCTGTCGTCAAAAATAGTGCCCAACCGCGCAAGTCGGCAATGGAGTCGGCAATGGAGGGAGCAATAACACAGCGCCAAACATCTTTGTCATAAAGCGCAAACTCGTCAAGTACAACGCCGCGAAGCGCAAATGCCTTCCAAGCGTCAACATTCTCTGTGTCTCCCAGGTGAATAGTCGATCCATTTTTAAGTTTAAGCGACAAAGTGGATTGCATGGTTTTTTCGATAAGTTCGCCAGGAATAATGGCCCGCATTGCTGCCCAGCCAACATCCTCTGCCATCCTGGGGCTCGGCGCAAGATACAGGTAGTGTCCAACCTTGTTGGTTGCGCCGCGTCCTAGCTCAGCGCAGGCTAGGTAGGTTTTGCCCCAGCGGCGCTTTACGATAGCTGCGCGAAACCGCCGCTGATCGTTGAACACGGCTTCCTGCTCCGGGCGAAGTGACAGGAAGCTGCAGGCTTTTGGCATGTTTCGACAAGGTGAAGGGTAGCGGATCAGGGCGTTCCACTGCGCCGGCATCACCATTGTAGGGGTAGACTGACCGGAAACGCTTTGCCGCAATGAACCTAGCAACCAGAAAAATATCGCTGCCAAACTACATAGACGTAGATAGTCCATTTTATATGGACGACATAAATAGGCGAATGCGGCAAAAGTGGGAAATAATGCAAGCCGTCACAAAGGGAACTGAGTATTTACATGCAAATGCACATATCTATTTGCCGCGTGAACCAAGAGAGCAAGAAGATCCGAAGACCAAGATTGACCCATGGAAGACTCGCGTTAATCTTTCTGTTTTGGCGCCGTTCACAAAGCGCTTAATTCATAACGCAGCCGGCATGGTCATGCGTAAGATGATCAAGCTAGAAGGCGGTGATCCATATTGGGAAGAGGAGTTTAGGAAAGATGTTGATGGCGACGGTACTTCATTGGACTTGTTTGCTCTAAAGCGGCTAGAAGTTGCGCTTACTTATGGCATGTCGTCGATAATCGTTGACGCGGAGAGGCGCGAAGCGCAATCCGGCAACGATCAAATCGAACCACTGCGCCCATACTTTGTGCCGGTTGATCCATGGCAGTATTTAGGTAGCCGGCGAGAAAGTGACGATCCTGGCGCAAAGCTAACAATGTTTCGCTATCAGGAAGAGCGCAAAGTTGCTAAAGGCGCCTACGGGGAAGAGTACGTTTTTGTTGCTCGCGTTCTTGTCCCTGGCGCTTACGAAGTGTTTGAGTCGAATAAAACAATAGGTGATATTGGGTTTACTCCTCTCGACTATATTCCTTTAGTGCATATCTATGCCGAGAAAGAGGGCTATTTATGTGCTACTCCCCCATTGGCTGACGTTGCGCACCTAAATATCGCTCACTACCGGCGCCTAGCAGACCTTCTGCATTCGTTGCATATCGCTGCTATTGGCTTGCTGGTACTGGAAGAATACGATGGCAACGAGGCAATTACGGGGCAGAATTATGCCATCAGAATGAATATCGGCAGTAAAGCGTACTGGGTCCAGTGTGACGCCGGTTCCTTTGCGGCGCAAGCGGCCTTACTTGATCGTCTGGAAAATGAAATCTCGCATCTTGGCGTCACGAAACTGCTAGGTCAGAAGCATGTAGCTGAAAGTGCCGACGCAAAGCGTATCGACCACCAGCAAGCCAACTGCGTGCTATCAGTGGCTGCGACTGAAACGCAGGCTGCGCTTAATGAAGCATTTAGAATGGCGGCAGAATACAGAGGCATAGAACCACCTAGGGTCGTTCTCGACAAGGACTTTGACTTCTATCGCTTGCTAGGCCAAGACGTGGCCGTGCTGGCCGACATAGAAGCCAATGGTCAGATTACAACTGAGCTATTTCTTCGTATCCTGGCCCAAGGCGAATGGATACCTGAGGACGTGGATCTAGTTGAGCTAGGCAAAGCCGTTAAAGAGTTGAAAAAAGAGGCAGAACGTGTTATGCTTGAGCAGCAAAAAACGCAGAACGCCAATGGTGCCGCAGGATCAGGACGCTCGCTCCCGCCTTCTGGAGCTGGTCGAAAAACAGGCGCTGGCAGTGCGTGAGGGCACTAAGAAAGCCCCTGAACCGCTACACGCAGCAGTTCAGGGGCTTTCAGTTAGGCGCTGCGATCAGAAGCCGGACTCACGCTGACTGGCTTTAGTGGCCCGAATCAACTCACGATCAATCATTGGCTTTTTCAACACTTCGGTCTTGCATTCGCCGTCCGTATTAACGGTCTTCCGAAGTACAAGGCCGCCCATGTCAATCGTTTCGGGGCCGGTCGGCTTGTTTTCATCGTCAGAGGCCGGCTCAAGCTGTGCCAGCCGTGCCTTGAGCTGTGCAATCTCAGTAGCCGGATCGGGCGCGGCAGGAGCCACGGGCTGAGCGGGCGCGGGAGCAGCCGGAACGCTGGGCTTTGCCGAAGGGGTTGGAGTCGGGGCGGCTGTTGCCATGGTGCAATGAATCAGTTACGCGCTACAGTATAGCGCATCCACCAATCAAGCCATGGAACTCACTCCTGAAGAAATCGCAGAATTGCAACGCGAAGCCGCAGAAGCCAAGGACCTTAAGCGGCAACTGGAAGCCGTGAATGGCAACAAGGACGCAATCTTAGCTGAAAAGAAAAAAGCAGCCGACAAGCTTAGGGAGTTAGAAGAAAAAGAAGCAGCGCGAGTAAAAAAGGAACTGGAAGAAAAGGGCCAGTTTCAGGAATTGCTCAAACAAGCAAACGACAACCTTGAAGCGCTAAGAAAAGAAAACGAAGAAAAGGACAAGGCTATTTTAGAAGCAGATGCTAAGCGCGTTGAGGATCGCAAGCGAGCCGATTTTCTGGCTGTCTTTAATGCCGCTGAAGTGTTCCACCCTGAGCACGCATGGGCATTGCTACATTCGCTTGTTCAAGATAGGAACGGCAAAACTATTGCGGTTCTCGATGGCCTGGAAGTTGGCGTTGCCGACCTTGCTGGCAAGCTCCGCAAAAACCCTCAGTACGCCTATCTGTTCAAGCCCCAAGGCGGTAGCGGTGGCATGGGCTCCAGGCCGGCTACGGGCGCTCCTGCCGCTTCTGGTGGCGGTATTGTCGCCAACCCATGGCTTCCTGGTGGAAACGTGACTGCACGCATCGCCATACAGCAGGAAGATCCTGATTTAGCTGCTAAGCTGAAGGCTGAAGCGAGCGCTGCTGCTCGCAGCCAAGGGTAAAGCTGTGCCGAGCCCTGGGCAAAAGCATCGACGGCTGTGCGGTCATGCCGACTAAACAACCTCTGCTTTCCCTCCAGTGTTCCTTGGTAACCTGGGCGGTACTTTTGCCGGCGACGTAACAAGCCTTACGCGGCTTGCTACTTCTGGTGAATTTGCCGCCTACCTTCAAGAAGAGATTTTTAACAAGTCCATGATGGTTCGCTCTGGCATTTTGGCCAGAAGCAACCAGCTCCTCACCTCCACTACCGGCGTTCGGGTCGAAGCGCCGTTTTTCCGACCGATTGACCCGGTGGAAGAGAGGATGGATTCTGGCCGTGAGTGGGGCGATTCTGGCGAAGGGCACTTTAGTTTTCAGGGCATCACCAGCGCCACTCAGTACGCCACCATCACCCACCGGGGCTTTGCCTACGCTGTTGACAAGCTCTCGAAACTGGCCAGCGGCGAAGACCCCTTGCAAGTGCTTGGCAATCAACTTGAGCCAGCGCTTAACAAGATCAAGACCCGTAAGCTGATTGCTCAACTTGAGGGCTTGCTTGGCACTGGCGGCCCGCTTAATGCCACCAATAACGTAAACAAGTCGGTCACTACTGGCTCCACTATCGCCAACTGGATGACGGCTGAAAACGTTATTGAAGCTCGTTACAAATTGGGTGAGCGGCAGTCTGAGATCACTACTCTGTTCTGTCACTCTCTTGTTCAAGCCTATCTTGAGCAAGTGGGCTTCTTGACCTATGATGCTGACCGCAGGGGTATTAACACACGCCTGTTGATTGGTAGCGCTTTCAACGTTAAGGTCGTGGTTGATGACCAACTTCCGATCATTGGCACCAGCGGCCAACAGCGGCAGTTTGTTAGCTACCTCTGTGGTGATGGCGTCATGCTTGAGGGCGAACAAACTCCCCTTGAGATCGAGACGGTTCGCAATGCACCATCCAAGCAAGATGGCATTATTGTGGACTACCATCACAGCTTCCACGTTCCTGGCACTACCTTGTCTGGTACTGCTGTTGACAACCCAACCAACGCTCAGCTGGCTACCGGCTCTCAGCACGCGCTTGCTTACAACGATGCGCGACTGATCCCGCTGGTCCGGTTGGTGACAAACAGCCCCTACGGTGGTACGATCTGATCGGTCATGGGGTTCATGCCCACCTAACGGTCAACAGCCCAGGGATGTTGAAGTACCTGGACGCACTCAGCCCCCAGGAAGTCGTAAGCCTGGGGGCTTTTTCATGGCCCGATCTGAGCTATGATCGAGGCTGGCCCGTACCGTCTCCCGATGGCGCTCTTTAATTTTCTCGAATATCGCAAGGTTTACACGGTCGCCACTCTGCCCGCGAATCCCCGGCGAGGCATGAGTCTTGTGGTCGGCAGCCTCACTTCCCCCACCGTAGGCGCCGCCCCCGTGGGCGGCGGCGCGGCCAGTGCGAAGTGCTGGTACAACGGCACTGCCTGGCGCGTGTACGCGGTGTGAACGCTTCCTGGTGGCCCTGGCATCGCCTGGCCGATCCCTATTACTACTCCAGCGCCAATGGCGAGCGTCCCTGCAACTGCACGCCCCCGGCGCTGGTCACGGTGGAACAGGCCGATACCTACATGGGGGCCACTCTCAAGGCGGCTGCCTGGACCGCGCTCAACGCAACGCAAAAGGCGCAGGCTCTTAACTCTGCTCAGACTGCGCTGCGTACATTACGCTGGTGTACTGATGAGGCGACTTGTTGCGGCAACAGCTTAACAGCAGGCTATCTTGCCGCCGCTTCAGAACTTGCGCTGGTGCTTTTTAACAACAGTACCGCAGTTATTGGCGCTTCGAGCCAGTTGCCGGCACCAGTTGTTAAGCGAGAGAAGTTCGACGTATTCGAGCAAGAATACTTTGCCCCTACCACCATGGCACAGGTGCTGCCGAAGGACAAGCGTGTTGGCAGTTATTCGCCCACCGTGCTACGGCTTTACCCGTGGCTACTGGACTTAATCGGCTGCTGGGTTGACCGGCAGAACGAAAGCTCTGTTCGCATTGTGCGAGGCTAAATGAACGCTCCGCAAGATGCCTGGGCAAAGCCGTTGTCAAAACGGATGATAGATAAGTACAGATCCCAGTCGCTTACCTACATCAAAGTAACTTCTGGCGTTTACAATGAAACGCTAGGAACGGTTGCAATTACTGAAGCAAGATTTAATGCTGCCGGTGCTGTAACGCGCTCTAAAAAGTCAGAACGCAACGGAGTCGAGCAAGGCAACGAAGTCAGCGTATGGGTTGACCATGACACGGTGCCTTGGCCTATCAGTTCCAATGACAGACTCGAATACTTGGGGCGCAAGTGGAAGGTAACAGAAGTCGAAAGCTATGGTAGTGGTATTGACGGCGTTATTGTTGGACCAATTTACCTGACGACGCTAGACGGTAAAATGATTACTACACTGGGCGGCAAAGCCATTGTCATACAAGGCTCTGAAGACGAAAGGCCAACCTTTGCTATGTACGCAAGCAAGATTACAGCGAGGGCAGAATAATGGCGAGACGGCGTAAACCAGCGAAGAAAGGCAAAGGCTTCGGTCTTGAGAAAATGTCTGACGAGATTAGGGACGCTGCATTTACTGCATTGCGTAATGCCGCCAAGGAAGTAGTAAACGATCTTGCTGCTATTGGCCCAGCTTGGGGCGGTGACTTCAGGGATAGCTGGTATGTTGAAACTGCCGATGGCAAAAGAGGCGCAAGGCCAGGCGGCAAAGATGGTAAGTACAATCTTTTTAACATCCCCTTGCTTAAGACCCAAGGCCGTAACGCAAAGGGCCAGTTTACATCTTCCCTGCCAGCAAGCGGAAGCAAAATTGAGCTGCTTATCGGCAACTCTTCCCCCTACGCGCAAGAGGCAATGGATCTTATCCCTGGCAAGTTTATACGGCAACAAGAAGATCCAATTAAAGCGCCAGTTGTAATAGGCAGAAGGGTTGGCAAGTATCGGGGCGATGTTAAGAAAATGTCAACAGAAGAAATACTGGAACGAGGCAAGCGGCCAGCAATGTCAACGGCAGAGAAAGACTGGTACGATAACTATATGGGAGGCGGCAAGTTCAAGGCTGCTATTAAAAAGGGCGCAAAAGCCGGCTTCCTTATTCCTGTAAACAAAAGATGACAGTCCCCTTTCAGCAAATTCGTGGCATCTATGAGCGCGTTGTGATTGATGCCGCCAGTCCAGTGCAGGTTTATGTCGAAAATCAACTTGCTACTGAATTTGCAGATGATGATGAATACTGTCTTGTTCGAGTCAACTTTGGCTTGATGCAAGAGCAAGCCATTGGCGCCCAGGCTTCGTGGCACATTCGAGGCTCCCTGGTGTGCGAAATCTTCACCCGCAAAAGCATCGGCCCTGGCCGGGGGCTGGTCATTGCCGGCCCTGTGATCGACGCGCTATCGGCCCTAAACGGCTCGATCCCGCCGCCGGGGCAATCCATCATCGCTCGCGTCGGCACGCTCACAGGGCCGACCCAGGCGCAGCTACAGGACAGGGCGCATCACTTTACCCGGTTCTCTATGCCCTTCATGGCTCGCCACAGGGAGTAGACTGGCGGCTACTGCACTCACCGGCCACGGGTCGGACCTCCTATGCCCGTCGCTAACTGCGGCCCTGTCAGCGTTCTCACCGGCCAAGATGGCATGATCGCCATGAAGCCCCCCGGCACGCTGGCTTGCCTGCTTGACAAAACTGATTTCCCTGCTCCCACTGCTCCTGCTACCACTTCGGTTCTTCATATTCCTGCTAATTCTGATTTTCGTGTTGGTGATCCTGTAACTTTCACGGAAAAAGGAACCGCTAACCTTGATGCTGCCATCACTGATGGAACAGTTTATTACATCAAGACCCGCCCCACTCCCACGTCTTGCACTATCTCTGCCACTCTTGGCGGCGCTGCGCTTGCTTTTACTGGTAACGGTGGCACTGGTGGCGCGAACACTCCAGGGGAAGGCAATCACATCGAGATGAGCTTTGCCACGGCTTACGCTATGTGCGAAGTGCCATCTGTTGACCTTACCCTTACAAGGGGCGAGATTGACATTACCTCTCTTCCTTGTAAGCCTGGCTCTGGTACTGGCCCTAAACTTGCTCGATTCCGCAGGTATCAGGCCGGTTTTGCAGATGGCAATGGCACCTTGACTGTGCGCCTTACTGAGGATCGTCTTGCTTTCACCAATCGTATTATTCAAGGTACGATGTTTAACGATCAAAACGGTGCCCAGTTGAAGGCGTACTTTAGTGCCGTCGCTACTACTGGCAACCCGAACATGGTTGACGATGCTGCTTCGCTGCAATGCAGCTTCCCCATCGTCCTGCTTGGCCTCAGCGGCGCTATCTCACAAGATGATAGCCCGACTGAGATTTCGATTAACTATCGAATCTCGGACACCCCCACCAACCTTTTTGGCTTGACTGACTTCTGATCGTTTGCGGATCGTCACACAGCGGGGCTTCGGTCCCGCTTTTTCATGCCTTGACCCGGTGCTATGATTCCCTCGTTACAACATCCTTCCCATGGCCAAAAACGTCAAAGAGCTGCTCAAGGCAACTCGCCAACGTCGCAAAGTGGAGATCACGCTATCCACTGGCGCATCGTTTGACATGTATTGGTGGCCCCTTACCGATGCAGAGGACGAAACAATCAGAGAAGCAGTTAGGAATGACAGGAATACCAACGCCTATGGCTTGAGCGTGCTTATTAAGCGTGCTGAGTACGAAGATGGCACAAAGATGTTCGACCCTGTTGTCGATAAAGGCGTAATGCGCCAGGAATATGCCAAGTCAGACTTGACTACCATGATGGAAGCCCTGATCTTCAATGGAGGTATGCTAGTGGGCGAAGATCCCAAAAGCGATCAAGGAAGCGATAAAAAAGGATTCGGCCCTGATGCTTAGACTTGCATTATGCAAGGAGCTGGGAATGACACCTTCCCAGCTCGCAGACAACGCAAGTCAGGATGACATAATTATGCTTGCTGCATATTTTGAAATCCTGGCCGATCAGATACCAGCCGTCCCACAGGCCAGCCAACCCAGGAGGCGCTAAGGTGGGACACTGGCGCCGGGACGGGAAGTGGCTGATTATCGGGGGCTAATTAGTGTTGGCGTACAAGGTCTTGGCGAGATTCGCCAACTTAACGCAGCGCTTGAAAGAGCTAACCAGCTATACGGCAACCTTGAAAGCGCACAGCTTAACGTAGGCCAGATTGCGCAATCTGCCACTCGCAACGTCAACAGAGCCGCTGGTCGCAGGGCGCAAGCAGGGCGCGATCTTTCTAGCGCTAGTCGCACTGTCGGAAACGTGGCAATGCGCCGCGATCCTGATACTGGGCGCTTTGTTGCCGGCGGGCCAAACGCTACGGCGCGAAGACTGGCAAACTCTCAACTACGGCTTGCCCAGCGTGACGTAAGGGAGTCGGATCGAGCCTTAAGAGAAGAACTGCAAAACCGCCGCTTAGTTACCGCTGCCGAGCGTAGATACGCAAAAGCGCTCAATCGTACTAGCAATATCCAGGAAAACATACAGCGCAGGGGCGTAGACGCAGCCACTCAGGTGGCAAGCGCTTCGGCAGGTATTGGTAACGCAAGTCGTGGCAATTATCTTACCAATTTATACCAAGGCCGGCAACGGGAATTTGCGCGAGGCGGCGCTGGTATGGGCCTAAGCCCAGAGCTGCAACAGCAAGCCCGTAATGTCCGTGGCGCCTGGGACTTAGCGACTGCTGGCGGCAGAGAAAATCTGCAACTGATGCAGCGAATCGCCACCGAAATGGCGGGCTTATTGCGCCAGCAGAACGAATTAAACCGTGGCCGCGCTGGGCGGTCTACCGGCTTCGAGACGGGTAGACGCGGCCAGGAAAGGATCACCGCCCTGTCTGCGATGCCGGGAGCAGACCCAGCGCGAATTAGAAGGCTTCGCTCGCAAGCGACAGATGTAATTTTCGCTAGCAATACGGGCGATATTGCGGGCTCACGGGAAGCGGCGCGGCGCATGAATGCGTCGATTAGTAGATATACGCGAGAACTAAATGCGGCGGCGACGGAGCTAGGGCAGCGGCAACGCGCCAGTGGTCGCAACGTAAACGTAAACAGCAGTTGGCAGGTAGCGCTGCAAGATATGCAGAATGCGCAAGCAGAAATAAATCGCGCATCAAGGAAACGCTTTAACGACAAGCTAAGGCAGGAAGAGGCGCGGCAGGCGAGTTTAGGGATTGGCGTTAATGCTCCGCAACGTATTGGCGGGCCGGCTCGACGTGTTAGCGCAATCCCGATGGGCGGCGGGATTGATTCTGGAATTATGCCCAGAGCGCTCCCAAGCAAGGAAATGCTTAGGGATCGCGTTGCAGGTTCCCAACAAAGGCAGCCAAGCAGGCTCGACGAATTGCAGGCTGCACAGCAAAAGCAGCTAGCGGAAGAAGCTAAGCGGGCCGCTGGCTCGCTGGGGCGTTTTGGCGCGGCGGTGGAGCGTGAAGAGAAACGGCAGCGAAGCCTGGGGATCGGTGCTCCTAGTCGCGCAAGCGGCTCGACCCAAAGGGGCGGCGCAATTCCGATGGGCGGCCAAGGCGGTCGGCCAGGTATGTTCAATCAATACGCTTCCCCTGCCGGCCCTGGCAACCCGGTTGGCATCGGACAGTTCAGGGCAGAGCAGAAACGCCAGCAGGGTCAAAAGGGCTTCTTCCAGGGCGATGCACGCAGCGCAATCGGTGACGCGCTGATCGGTGGCGCCTTCCCGGCGCTGTTTGGCCAAGGCTTTGGGGCGTCGGCAGGCGGCGCCCTGGGCGGGGGCCTAGGCGGCGCCCTGGGTGGCTCGTTTGGCTTCGGTCTGGGCCTTGTGGGCACAGCGGTAGGCCAGGCCATTGATACAACCGCAAAAAATCTTACCGATCTCGCCAGCGCACTTAAAACTCCAGGTGACACGATGGAAGCGCTTGCTAAAAGCGGCTTCCATGTTAGCAATAGTCTGAAGTTTCAAGTTCAGCAACTCGAATCAGTTGGGCGTGCTTATGACGCGCAGACGCTGGTACTTCAGGAGGTCGAAAAGCGTCTTGGCTCTGGATCGGTGCGCCAGCTTAACGCACTTGAGTCAGAGCAGCGGCGATTACAGGAGCAATGGTCTTCGATTGCCGGCACACTGCAATCTGAGTTACTTCCCGCGCTAGTTGGCTTCACTGGCGTAATGGCTGACACCATTAACGTAGCGCGTGGCGTTGGCAAACTGCCTGGCATTGGCTCAGCGCTTAAAGGGCAGGGAATCGGCGGCGCCATATTGACGGCGGCAAATCCATTCGGCGGCATTATGTCTCCGTTTAGCAAGTTTCGACAGCGGGGGGAAGCGCTGGCAAAGGGACCGGCGGGAAACAGGCAGGCCGCAAAACCTCAGGACGAATTTGCCGCCGGAACAGCGCGAGTCCAAGAATCGCGTAAACTTGCAGATCAAATACAGTCGGCTTACCGTGAAGCGTTCAGCCTGCAACGACAAGCGTATGACTTGCAGCGCGATGGCGCAAAGCTAAATAAAGACATTGCTGATTATAGCTACAAAAAGGAACGCGAGATATTCGACTTGCGCCAACAAGCGGCAGAAAAGCAGATTGAAAATAATCGCGCCAGGGCACAAAACCGCATTGAAGGTAGCGATCTGAATGCTCGCCAAACGTTTGCGGCGGCTGTTGGCTTTGAACAGCAACTGCTAACAAATGTGCGCGAAGTAGTGCGCTCCAGAAAGGAAGGCGAAGCTGATATTGAGCAGTCAAGAAACAGGCTTGAGCTTGCGATGGCGAAGCTCAATCGTGATGTTGAGGATTACAAGCGCACAAATGCACGCGAAATAGAAGACATTGAGCAACGTAAACTCTCCTATGTGCGCTCAGTAGAAGACTACAAAATGAAAGTTGCGGATCATGTTCGAGATCGCGCAAGAGAAGCCGCTGATTTAATGCGCCAGGCAATGACATTGCCTGATATGGGTGCCACCGCTGCTGCGCCTGGCGGGTCTGCCCGTACCGGCGTGGTAGGAGGTGTTGGCAATATGCTGCCTGGCACCAAGGGCGGGCCAAACATAAATGAAGGTGTAGGCTATGGGCGCGGTCGTTTACATGCTGGGCGCGACCTTGGGCTCGATGTTGGCGATCCAATCCATGCCCGTCGCGCAGGCACGGTAACGCAGTCTTACTCAAGCGGATTCGGCAAGGTTGGAGGGGCTGTAGTTATTAGGTATGACGATGGAATGCAAGGCACTTACGGCCACACCACGCCAGGCGTAAGGCAAGGTCAAAAGGTAGAGGCTGGGCAAAGAATCGCCACTGTAACTACAGATCCTAACCCCAGAAACACCCATTTACACTATGAGCTACGCGATCAATTAGGCAAACTCTTAGAACCCCTAGCATACGTGCTGGCGAGCATCAGGGCTCCAGCGGGAGCGGCCAGTAACATCCAAGGTCAAGCCGCAACGCAAATTAGCAACATTCCCGGCCCCAAGTTTAGCCCGGTTCCCATAGGCCCTACGCCTTCTGTTGCGCCAATCAATGCTGCCAACATAGCGGCACGGCTACAACTTGCCGGCGGAGAAAAAGAAGCACAACAAATCCTGGAAGAGCAAAATAAGCTCAAGCAAAAAGGTATTGAACTTGGTCAAATTGAGCAGATACTGCAAGCCAGCCAACTACCGCAACTCAGGCAACAAGGGGACACGCTTAAGCAGCAGATTGAAGCAAGGCAAAAGATTCTTGACCTTAGCGATAGTGCTGCTTCAGTTGCTGATATTGAAGCGGAGAGCAGGGCGCGAATCACGCAGCTTGAGCTAGACCGCAGCAATGCACTGGCAAAAATTAAGAAACAGTATGGCGATGATTCCGCGCTTACGGGAATGGTCAACAAGCGGGCTGACCTTGCTGCTGGCGTTGCCAAGAATGAAGAAAAGCAGCGCCGCATAAATCTCGACCTTAACAATAAGCTGCAAAATCAAGAACGGGCTCGTTCTGCCATCCTGCAGTTACAGGAAACACTAGCAACCGGCAAAGCGGAAGCTGCTGCACTGGAACGCGGCAAGCTACAGGCGAGCAATGTCGAATTGCTTAAGGCTTCTGAGCTTTATCAGCGTGCAAGTGAAGCTGAAAAGACTAAGCTAGCCTTGCTTACAGCGCAAACCGAAGAGCTTAGCAAGCAAAATGAGTTCCGCAAGCGTATTAACGAAATCAGAAACGAAGCCCGTTTCACTGGCGCCGGCCTGCGTGCAGGGATGATCGGAGCGCCAGCACGGGCTTTCGAGGAAGAGATGAAGCGCTCTGGCAATATCGACCGGGCCACTGGCCTGGCCAACGAAACCAAGCTGCTCGAAAATCAGCAACTTGTTTGGGGCGACCTTGAAAAGAATATCGTTGCTACGTCTGACGCTATCTCCGGCGCATTAACAAATGGCCTAGTAAGCATTGCCGATGGCTCTAGGGAAATTGGAGACATAGGGCGCGACATGCTAAGGGCTATCTCTAGCAGCTTTGCCGATTCAGCGCAACAACAGCTAACCACGCTGCTACAGCGTCAAATGGGCGGCTTGTTCCAGGCCATAGCGTCTCAGGGGCTGCTCTCCGGCCTTGGCGGCGCTGGGGCTGGCGGGCTGGGCGGCAGCCTTGGCGCGGCACTCTCCGGGTCGCTCGGCAACATCGGATCGGCGTTTTCGGCCCCCACCTTCGGCGGCTTTATGGCCAAGGGCGGAACCACCAAGGCCGGCGAAGGCTATATCGTAGGCGAGAAAGAGCCAGAGTTCTTCTTTCCTGGCGTCACTGGCCGGGTCGTCCCACGTTCTGACATGCAAAAAGCAGAAGCATTGCGCAATAGTGGAGGCGAATCGGACTCTCTTGACATTAGCTATACTGTCAAGGAAGAAAGGGGAGAGCGTTACGTTACAGAAGATCAGCTACGCAAAAGTAATGCTATGGTTGAAAGGCGAGCGTTTGCCAAGACTATTAACGGCATGAAGAACAATGGCGCCCTTCGTGATTCAATTAACATCTGATGATTGACGTAACCCATTACATTGAGTTCCTTGACGCTACTGGCGCTCCGCTGCCGCTGCCGTTACGCTATCAGCCTTTCTTTATCGGAGAGAATAGAACGTTTAACGGACTGGAGTACAAGTTTAGCCCTTACAGTATTGCCGGCGACCTGTCAACTGATGGCAACGAAAGCGGAGACTATGAGTTAATTGCGCCAGCAAACATTATCTCAACCGCAAAACTATGGCAAGCGTCTGAAGATTTATTGCTTGCCAAGGTTTCGACCGTGCTACTTGTCGGCACGCCACCATCTAGCGTAAACGGATACCCGACATGGAACGAGTTAAACTTTCTAAGCTCAACCATTTGCGCTTGCGATACCTTTAGCTATGTCGATGCCGTGCCAGGAGAAGAAGAAGCATTTTCTGTTGTTACCTTAAAACTTAGCAATCCGCTTAATTTTGTCACAGGGACCGCGCCAACCCGTAGACTCACGGCGGCCCAAGTCGGGCCACTGCCATCTAGCGGAGGGATTTCGTTTTGACATTTTGGCGCAAATGGTCTGGCTTGCCCTGGCAACTCGGCGCAGACCCACGGGACGGTCGGGGAGCCTGCTGCTTCAGGACGGCCCAGGCGGTACGTCAGGAGCTGGGAATGTCTTGGCCGGCAGATCGTATGCGGAGCTGGTACACGGCGGCTGAGCGGGGCCACTGGAGGGAGCTGGACGAAGACTGGACCGAGCTGACCGAACCCATCGAGAAGCCTGAAGCCGGCGCCTTGATCCGCTTCGACCGGGGAGATGGTTCCTTTGGCGTTGGAGTGCTTCCTAATGCAGACACATTTATTACTGTCAGGCATTATGGCTGCTTAGTTGCCGGTCCCGTCAGTGCTTGCGGCTCACTTAAACTTTTTCGCTTGCTGTGATTAAGTTACTCCCTTACGAAAAACGGCTTGCTCAAATTCTGGGCGTATCTGAAGATGCGTACCGGGAATGGAAGGCGATTACGTTAAGGGAGTCAGTAGAACGGCCTGCTGCCGCTGAAGGGCCAGTATGCGGGCCGTTAGTTCCTGTACTTGTTAATTTAGCGATCTCAGTTGGCGTATCGCTACTGTCTTCGCTGCTGTTCCCGGCGCGGCAACAATCGAGAATCACTACCACCAGAAAAAGCGGTACTCCAACAACTAACAACCAACGATCTTCGCCGCGCTTCGGGTTCGACTCGATGCAGGAACCCGCCAGGATCGGGCAGTTCGTTCCTGTGGTAATCGCCAAGCGCGAGAATAACCTTGGCGGCGTTCGTGTCGCAATGCCGCTGCTCTGGTCGCAAATGCTGGCAAATAACGGCTCAGTAATGTTCCGTGGTATTTTTCTTGGCGGCACCGCTGGAATGCCGGCAGATGCTTGGGATCAAAGAGGCTGGGCGTTTGGTAACAACACACTTGGCGCTTACGCATACACCGGCACAGCGTTAAGTCAGGGAGCGCGATATTCCATATACTTTGCGCCCAATGGTGGGCGGATTAACTCAACCCAACTCATCGCCGGCAGGAGCGCAAACAGAGATCCTGGCAACTCGCAAAATAGTGGCGGCCAAGATGTATTTGCGCTTGAAACCACAAGCGGTCAATACAAGACAGCATTTTGCATGAGCGAAACGCCATCAACCAGTACGGCGTTTGGCCTGTACGGTTGGTGCCCTAACGCGATGATGCACAGGCAACCAGTAACAATACAGCCAACCATCGTAGCAAGGATTGACGATGACGACAAGGTACGCACTGATGACGATGCAGCGGCCTTGGTAGAGATATGGAAGGGTAAGTTTTATTGGTCAATGCGAAGCGGCCTGCGCAAGCGCAAGGCCAGCGGCTCTTCGACATGGACGACTCCTGCTACCGGCGACTACCAAATCGTTACACAAAGCGTTGCTGTTGGCGATTCGCTGCTCTACGCGATCAACGGCACTACTGACGCTAAGACAAAGATCCGATTTAATACTACCAATTCACGGGTCATAGATAACGATGCAGAGTCCGAAGCGGAAATGGGTGGCGTTGCGGCTGCTGTTGCCGGCGTGCAAAACTCAGCAGATTCTGCCTTAATTCCTAACGAGCTTTACAGGATAGGCAGTTGCTGGGCGATACTCGAAGAGAGAATATCGGAAAGCCCTAGCGAGTCGATCTTCATTAGCGACTCAGAGCAAGAGCCTGTTGGCGATGGCAACAGCATGGAATATGTCTTTACGGTAGTACAAGCCGGAAGCGTGCAATTCATTGGTCCCAAGTTTCTGTTTCCAGATGAATCCGGCACTACGATTCTGCCACCAGAGTACAACCCAAGCAATGATCTTGCCAACCTGCAAAGCGGTACTCAAGGCCGCTACAAGTTATGCTCTCAAGCCGCGCAAGTCTTTCGCATGGCAATAGCATCATTTAGCGCAGTCAGAGAGTTTAAGGTTTGCGAAATTATCATTAAGTCAAGAGTTGGCATAACCGTAAATGGCATAACAGGTTTCAGGTCATGCCCGAAAGTGCAGACCATCAACAGTCGCGCCGGCCAAAACCAAGTCGGCAAAACGGCGAATGGCGTTATATCGGTTTCTCGCTACGATAGCGGCGGAGATTCTATCACTACAAAGACACGTCGCTATAGCTGTTTCAACTTGCAATACAGCCTGGACCGTGGCGCAACATGGACGCAGTTCCCTGACGTTTTTGCAGTCGCCGGCATCAGCGGTGAAGAGATCCACAACTACTTAAGGATCGTTCTTCCATCTAACAAGCGATGGACGATTAGAACCGTGCCGGTTTCTAGTTGGGAAGTTCGCCAAAGCGCTATTACTCAAATCCTGGTGCTCGATACCAACAGCGGCGAAGAGGTGGAATCCACTGCTGCCGGCGTCACCGTAATATCAACTGGCTACATCATAAACCCAACAAATAGCAAGAACCGCAAAATCTCACAGCTTGAGCCTAAGTTTGACATTGGCCTTGGCTGGGCCGACCCTGAGTACGAATCCATGATTGGCGGTTACGCGAGGTTCGATGAAGCATTCCCATACGAAAATATCCAATCAAGCGTAAGCAATAGTCCAGAGCATCAAATCACGCAGATCAACTATTATGGCGATCTTGACATGACGCCATCTTACGAATCTCTGGCGCCTGTAGGCGTGAACATCTCAGCATCGCTTGAGTTCAACAGTCTTTCAGGTTTTAGCGGCTTCTGCAATAACGGCCATCAAATGCCTAGGCTGTTAAACAACGACACAGAAGGGTCAAGCCATCTATGGCCAGACTGGTTACGCGAAGTGATGACGAACCCCGAACTGGGCGCTTTCCCTCGCACGCAACTGGCGCAAATTGATAGACCAAGTTTTCAGGAGGCGGCGCAATGGTGCCAAGACCGGGGATATTTTTACGATAAGGTCGAAGATGAACCGCTAAACATTCTGAGCTGGGCTTCAGAGATTGCATTAGCGCATCTGCTCAAGCTGGTTCGCCTTGGTGGTGTCTATTATCTTAAGAAAGCGATTGAGTTTGATGCACCACTCAAGGTTGAAGCGCAATTTAACAACGGCAACATTGAAGAGGGATCTTTTAGACTAAACACTATTGACTATGCAACAAGGCAGCCGTTTATAGTACAAGTCAAATGGAGAGAAGAATCAACAGGGGCAGAATCGCCACTGTTTGCCCGCGAGCGCGTGGCGATGGTGAGAGAAGCGAGTACCAGCGTAAATGCTCCAGTCAAAACCCTTGACCTATCGGAGTGGTGTACCAACTACAGGCAAGCTATTGATGCTGCCTGCTACTACATTCGATTCGTAACCATACACGATCATCAAATTAGTTTCACAACATCGCCAGACGTACTGGCGGCGCAACTGCGCTCTAGCGGTTTCTTCATAATGGACTTTGACGCCGTTAGCTACAGCACTTCTTTCCAGGGCTTTATACAAAGAGACGGAACCATCGCCACCATTCGCCCATGGCTACTGCCGGCAGCAGACGGCTATTATGATGCGATCACTTGGGACATGAACAACGACCCACAAGAAGAGCAAATCGTTGTGCTCGACGGCCTTGCTTCACCAACAGAGCGTTTCTTTGCGATAAGAAACAGCACCACAAAGCCCCGCGTCTATGAAATAAAGAAAGTGAATATCGACGGCGAAGGAGTTATCACCATTGAAGCGTTCCACCATCCCACCGATGCAAACGGTTATAGTCTGCTTGGAGCAAACTGGACTACATACGGGACTGACGCAAATTGGGTGATTGAGCTATGAACATCATTAACGCATTGCCAGGCATTGTGCCTACAGCGCGTTCCTTTGCGATGGGCCAATGGCCGCAAAAGCGTGCCAAGATGCGCAATGGCCGAACGGTGCGATGGGCGCTTTGTAATAAGCCGTCTGGCGATACAATGGATCTTGCATGGGAAAACATAACTTACGCGCAGGCAGAGCAAATCTGCATAGTATGGGACAATAACTACGGGATCTACGGCTCTCTGTCTTTGATACCTTCGATCAATCTGACGCCAGAGATTTTGGCTGGCACAAGTGGAGGGCTAAATAGCCTTTTGACGCTACCCTTTCCTGGCGCAACGTGGCATTTTGCAGGCTCGCCGCAGGTTGTCGCCGCTAAAGCGGGACGCTGCACGGTGAAGCTGCCAATCAAAGCGCGAGTGGCAGCCACCTACTCACCATGACTGTACGCCTACCCTTAACACTGCCGGCAATAACTCCAACAAATTGGGAGCTAACGCTACCTGGTTATCCGGTTATCGTCGCTAGTTTCCGGTCGGCTTCATTCCCTGAGATTCTTGGTTCACTGCCTAGCGACTCAAGATGGAAGCTAACATTTGAAAACGTAAATGATGCGCAAGCATTGGCACTGTTGCTGCCATGGTATGCCAGCGGTTGCGGATTGTGGTCGCTAACACAACTGCCCGAAGAATTGGCGGGAGGCGTTAATAACGCAGACTTCAGAAAAAGACTTACGGGAACAACGTGGACAATCGAAAGAGAGCCAATCAAGCAGTCAGTAAAGAAAGGCAGATTTAATGTCACCATTGACCTTATCTATGAGCTAACGTTCGAGTCTGTCTATGGCCCGCGCAACTCACCACCAAATCTAGGCGCCAATCCATTACTGCTGAACCTATCTAACGTAATGTCAGTCGTAGCCGTACCAGTTACGCTCGACCCGTTCTTGCCTGTGCTGCGAAGTGCCGGCCCAGTTGTCAACCTAGATTACGCAACCATTGACGGATTGACCGCAGTTGCGTTCCCGGTCTTCCTGGATAAAACCATCCGGCGCGATGCGGCAGTGGTGTTGATGCTCGATCTGCCGACGACAGACGCTACCGCTGTTGCGCTCCCGGTCGGCCTGGTGCCGCTGCTACCGGCCCTGCGGAGCGCTGGCCCGGTACTGGCCCTGGGCTTCGAGTCGGGCATGGCCGTGGTCGCTACAGGACTGACCCGGCCCTGATGCCGGCTATACTGCCAACAGACTTTCTTGGCTCAATATGGCCGTTACCAAGCAGACGTACAACATAAGCTCAGGCTTTACAAGCACCGATGTAGCAACGGCCTTGCGGTCTGCTCTTATCGACGCAGGGCTGATGACTGAATGGTTTGACAGCTTTACAATTAGCGGTGACAAGATATGTCGAGTGTTGCAGATAATTCACGATCCCACGAAAACGTATGGCACATGCTTTTATTATTTTACCATTGACAATACAGGTATAGCTGTTGCGTTAGCCACAAACGGTTGGGACGCTACAACTCCTGCGCCTATCAATGTCCCAACCGGAACGCAATACCTGGACTGGCATACCCTGCCGGCGAATAGTGGCGTTAGCCAGTTCACCGGCACTGTTTTGTTTAATTATTCTACAGCTTCCAATCTTGCGCTAGACAGATTTACGTCGGGCAGCGATACAAAGCAAAGCTGGTTCGTATTTAGGCAAACAAGTACCGTGACGAGATCGCGCCCATTTACTTTTCTGCATAAAGATATGGCGCTGCATTCGTCGCTTGACCTAAGCAAGGGTTGCATTAGTGGCCTTACTCGCTTAACTGCATATACGCTAAATAGGGCCGGTGTAGTCAATTTTCAGATTGACGAAAATTTACGCAGGTGCCTTTCTATTGGCTCGGCACTGCGGGGAGCTACTAATGGGTTTAACTACCACGGCCAGCAGTATAACGTTTACTCTTACTTCGGCGCAGGCTCTGGCGCAAGCGCTTCTGACAATTTCCCAAACTGGACTACAAGCAACTGCGCTGCAACACCGCTTCCCGTTGGCAGAAACTCCGCCAACCCAGCATATACCAGTGACTATGTGCCGGTCTGCTCAAACATACCATGGAGCTTTTGGACGCCAACAAGATTGGCTGATGATTTTGGTGTTTACATGCGGTATGACGCTAACGACATTGCACTTGGCGACCGCTTCGTGGTTCAGGCAGCAGTAAACGAGTGGCAAGTATTGGACTTTGCAAATAATGCAGTCCTAAATGATGGGGCATCAGCTTCTTTCTTGGCAAGGACTATTTAGTCATGGGCGTTATTGTCGGCTCTGATGGAGGTGTTCAAGTCAACCTTGGCGGCGGGCTAAAGTACGTTGCTAATATATTCTCCTGGAATGTAAATATGGGACGCGACATGCTGCGAACTACAACGCAAGCCGATGAGGCCGAGAGGCGTACTGGCGGCCTTGCTGATTGGAGCGGTGACATTAGTATGCGCCTGCAATTCTCTGACGATGTAAGCGTTGCTGAAAGCTCCTGGCAGATGCTAAATTTTGCGCTGACTGGCGTAGACGATGGCCTAAAGGCTGATCTTAGACTGATGCTGCAATCGTATCAAGTCTTGCCTGAAGACTGCGACATTTTTAGGACAACTATTCCTGGTATAATAAGCCTTGTTGGTACGGTCGTAATTGGAGACGTAAAGCTCGATTGCACGGACCCTGGAGAGCCAATTATTTTGGTGCTGAGCTGGAGCGGTGACGGAGCACTCATGCCACAACGCAGTTAGTTTGACGACAGCTACCGCCAGGCGCTAGGCTGAGCCGGCATGGCCACGTTTCCCAGTGTTTGGAGTGGATAGACGAATCTCAGTCCTAGAGCAAGGCATGGTTCGCCTGGAAACGCTGGTCGGGCAGCTAGTGACTCGCATGGACAACGATCACAAGGCAGCATTAGAAACACGCAAAGAAGACCGGGCATCGCTAAGGGAGCTGGCAGAAAAGATGGAAAAGTCAGGAGAGAAAATGGAAAAATCAGTCTCAGGCTTAGCCGAAGAAATAAAAAATCTAGCAAAAAGCACAGCTAACAATGACAACGCCGTACTTATCAATCAATCGAAAGCGGCTGGCGCTTTTGATGCCGGCAAGTGGATCGCTGGGACGATAATTGGCGTGCTCGGACTGGTGCTTACCTACCAAGCCGGCCAGCGTGGCACCCATTACAATCCAGAGCCGCCAGTGCCACAGTATAGCGAGAAAGCAAGATGACACTTGAAACTACCACGATCTCAGGACTGCCAAACGCAGCGACGCCACTAACAGGCGCTGAGCGAATCGTGATGGATCAGGCCGGCGCCACTGTGGACGCGACGACCCAAGACATTGCGAACCTGGCGTCGGCAGCGGCAGGGTTCCCCTATACTCAAGCTACCCCCGCTGCGGTCTGGACGATCAATCACAATCTCGGATACAGGCCGAGTGTTGAACTGCTCGATGCTGGCAGCCAGGAGATTGAAGGCCAAGTCTCTCACCCCACTGTCAACCAAACGGTAATTGGCCCTTTTAATCCACCTACCGCCGGCCAAGCCAGGCTGCTTTAGTTACCATCACTTAAACTACCATGCCACGCAAGTTCTTTACCGACATCGACATGCAGTCGGTGTCAAAAGTCACCAATCTGCCTGCTGGTACGGCTGCTGGCGATGCCGTCAACGTTTCGCAGCTTAACGCGGCGATTGAAGGTCTATCGACTAAGGACAGCGTTCGTGTTAAAAGTACCGGAAACGTAAACATAGCGTCTCCCGGTGCATCGCTCAACGGCGTAACGTTTGCATCGCAAGACAGGGCATTACTGGGGGATCAAACACTTCCCGCTGAGAACGGCATTTATGTTTGGAATGGTGCGGCCACTCCGATGACTCGGGCGCTTGACGCCAGTACGTTTGACGAGCTTGAGTCGGCAGTCGTTAGCGTTGACGAAGGCACTGTAAACGCGCAAACAACCTGGAGGCAAACAGCAGTAAACGGCACCATTGGCACTACCGCAGTTACCTGGATTCCGTTTGGGACTAGCGCTCCTGCCGCCAGCGAAGTTACGGCTGGTGTTGCCGAGCTGGCAACGCAAGCCGAAGCAGACGCCGGGACCGATGATACGCGCATTGTCACTGCATTAAAACTTGCCAACCTTGCAGGCCGAGTCAGAAAAAGAGGAGAGAACATCGGAGACGGCAGTGCCACTACCTTTACGGTGACGCACAACTTGAATACCCGTGATGTAATTGTTCGCCTTTTTCCCAACAGCGGTCAGTACGACGATGTTGAAGTTGATGTGCAGCGTACTTCTGTAAATGCTGTAACGCTGGTGTTTGCAACGGCTCCCGCGACTAATGCCTATCGCGTTGTGGTGATTGGCTGATGGCGAGGGACTTTGAGACTGCCCCAAACTTAAAAGCCGGCCTGTTGCTCAACGGTCAGCCTGGCGCAACCGGGCAAGTTCCAACGCGGCAAGCTAATGGCTCCGTTGCCTGGCAAACGCCAGGCGGCGCTAGCGCCACTAGCCTTTTCGTTTACGATTCCACCAGTACCGCCAACACGATCTACACCGGGAAGGCGCCGGCAGGAACCAGCGAATCGGCCACCGGATGGACTATTTTAAGGACTACATTTAATGCGCTAGGCGTTCGGCTGACTGGACCACTAACTGCTACCGGCATCTGGGCTAACCGTACTTCCCTCACCTATTCCTAGCATGGCAATTATAAACCCGCAACCAGTAGTTATCAATGGGGTGTCATACCCAAACCTTGGGTATGACTTGGCCATGGCCACAAGAATCAGTGATAACAGAATGAAGTTAGCGATCAACGCTGTCTTATGGCCTTATCGAGACACGGAAATAGGTCCAGAAGTTTTAACTCTTCCCCCAGACCTTGCAAGCTCTTTGCAAATACCCCCGATCATTTACGCTGACGCACAACTTGCAG